ATTTTAAAAATGTAGATTTTTAATATAAATGGAAGCGTCTTGTAAGATTTGTGAAAAAAAGTTTAGCCAAGCTACTTTAACAAGAAATGGGGGAATGTGTGGTAGATGTGTTAAAAAGGGTGAAAGTGACTGTCAAAAACAAGATAAAATTCCTATTCCAGCCAAACTAAGGCAAGAAGTTTGGGAAAAAAGAATAGGAGATAGATTTTGGGGTAATTGCTTTACCTGCAATATGAGATTAAATGCATTTGAATTTGCATGTGGTCATATTATAAGTGAATCTACAGGTGGGGAGACTGTTCTAGAAAATCTACAAGTTGTATGCAAGTCTTGTAATAGTAAAATGGGTACACAGAATATGTTAGAGTTTAAGAAAATTCGTTATTCTTCTCAACCGGAGAAACAAACCTTATTGAAACTATTTTAGATACTGTAAAATATATTTTAGAAAAATATATTTTCTTAGTTACTTACAATTCCAAAAACATTTCCAATTAGATAAGGAGATGCTTTATCTGGATTAACAAAATTTACGTAATTTTTACCAACCTCTCTAAAAGCCATATTAGAAGACATTCCACCATCTAGATTTACAGCTCGTGTTATGCCTGGATCTATTTTCTTTATGGTTTTTACCATCTCTATAAAATCTTGTCCTCCTCCTCTTAGTTTACGTCCTTCTATTACTATAAAATAGATACTTTTCTTAACTGGATTATAAGCAATAGCTGTTCTAGGGTTTACATTTCCTCCATGTGATAATTCACCTGGTCTAATTTGGTTACAGTTTAAGTATGGCTTACGGGTTTCTCGTTTGACTAACTTCCCATTTTCACATTTCTTTACGCTTATTCCAGAATTAAGTATTTTACGGTCTGTGTCATGGTCTGGTTTAACACATTGAAAAATATTTATATTATAATCAGATATAAACATATCTTTTTCGGAAAATTGCCATTTATCATAAATAAGAAGGGGTCCGCAAATACCAAAAAAATCGTATTTTTTCGCTAATTTGTCAGGATCTCTTAAATATGATAAAGGCTCTATAAAAAGATTACTTTTAGCCTTATTTGACCATGCTATTACAGCGTAAAAACTTCTATACTCTTCTGGAATTTGTTTGTACATGCCATCGAAATTTTTATCTTTATAATAACCTAATGGATAGTTAGTTTTTAGTATGTCAAAAAATACCCCATTAACAACTACTCCGTATTTATTTCTTTTTTCTAGCATCTCAGATACTGTCATTCCGCAACATTCAGAAATAAAATTAAACCCATTTTTAGAAGCACCCGCCTTTATTTCCGAAACATGCACTATCTGTTTTAAATCACAACTATTTATATTATCTCCAATATTATACTCATTCTTTTTATTTCTATATTCTAATCTTCTGTAGATAATATGGGGAGAGATAGCGATTTCTTTTGCGATGGCTAATTTAGCAGGAAAAGGCTTATTATTGAATATTAGTCTATAATCTTTATACTCTTTGATTACCCCTTTAGGAGTCTTTCTAGTGACTATATTTACCCCTTTAGGATAACGGAGATTGGCTAGATTTATAAACGCTTGTTCTGGTGTTTCAAAAAGTTGAGGATTCAGAAAGATATAGTTTTTGTAAGGTCTGTAGTAATTCTTTCCATTATATATTTTATTCATATTATCCATCAGTTTCTCTTCCGTCATATCTTTCTTAAACAAAGATGGACAGACGATACTGAAGAATAAAAAGCAGGGATTTTTAAAGCCGTTTAGTTCGGCTAGTTGAGCTAGAAATTTATCGTTTTTAATAAACTTGCGCATTTTACGCATTTTATAGGTTAATGACTCGGAACCATGACTGGTAAATCCTAGATAAAATAAACACCCAAAAAGAGTAAGGTAGTCAACGCAGTGTGAAAATTTGTTAAAATTTCTTAGGTTATTGGGAATACCGACATAACTTTTTCTAGATTTACTATCTGTTAGCACAGAGAACCCATAGTCATTTATCTTGATATTCCAGCCGGGATTTTTCACATAAAATTGACGGGTGGTATGTTTTTTAGAAAAAGAATCTTTACATACTTTTAAATATACTTTATTCCATTGCGTTTTTGGTTCATCTTTGTATAGTATATTTTCAAGGTGAGAATCGTTATGAGTAAATTTATATGTTTGTTGAGTGACTGATAACCCATGTAAATACTGTAAAATAGCGATAACTAAATTTTCTCCGTTTTTAAGTACTTCTTTGCTGAAAATATCTGTTTTTAATTTTTCTACAAATGAGTAACTTTTATCACCTCTCCATATCATTCCATAATTTTTTACAAAATTAGGAGAGCTACTGCTTATTTTGTTTAAAAAATATCCTATAACATTTTCAGCTACAGTATCAGGCATAGATACTATTAGTTGGGTCGGTTGAGGAGTAGTGTAAATAATGTTATTTTTAAGCCTATAGCAGTTTTCAGCCATTTCAATACAGTGACTTATTTTTATGACGAAAAATTCAGCATCTAATACATCTCCTTGCCCTCCAGAACCTAATTTTTTTTTCTTGAATGACATTATCTTTTCAAAATTACTTTTGTCAAGTTCTAAAAATACTTTGTTGTTTGTTTTTATAAATTTTTGCATGTTTTCAGTTAGTATTTTTAAAATTCTTAACGCATCTTGTCTTATCATTTATATATATTATATATTTTTCTGGAAAAAAATGATTTTTTTCCAATGATTATGAAGGGTTATTATGGCAGAGTTGGGTTATTCCAAGGTCAAAAACGACCGCGAATATATGGTCAAACATATATGGGTTGACCTCACACGTCCAAGTCAAATAGTGCAAAGCTCAGGACAAAGCCCGCGTCTAGGGCAAAGCCCAAGGCAAAGCTCAGGGCAACTCTCAGGGCAAAGCCCGGTTCCAAAGCAAAGCTCAAAGCAAAGCCGTAAGGACCCGAATGCAGAGTCATGCAGTTGCATAATTTGTCGACCGCCACCGTGGCGTTAGAAATTGAATTTTTTTCATATATTAATAATCCTTAGTATGTCAGTACACATGACCTCTAAATATGAGAATGATATGCACATTTTCAAGATCTTAGATGTAAAGGGTCAAGATTGTCAAGATTGCGGAGGAATCTTTATGAGGTCTTGTCGACACTCATACGGCTATTGTCATTGCAAGGACGTATTCCGAGGACATTGCATTTTCTGTTTGTTTGATGGTACAGAGGATTATGACGAGTGGCTAGACGGACAAAGTCCTTACGAACGTGCAATTCGTGCCATCGAATTAGGCAAGCTCCATAGAAAAGAAGAACTCTACCATTGCAAAACCAAGCATACCGATGTGAAGAGTTTGCACAAGCTCTTCATGATTGGATGGAAGTCTAAATAAACTTATTATTTATATATTTTTCCCTGTTTCAAAATTGATTTTTTTCCCCAACATTAGCCATCCTTGGTATGGCAGCAGTGTTGGCCCCTGAATATGATGTGTGTCCTGTGTGCGCCGAAAAAAGACGCAAGGTAACATGGGTAAGTTGTTCCAAGTGCAGTTTCTCTTGTTGCAGGGGATGTGTCAAGAAGTATCTACTCGACCAGCCGGACATCAACCCCAAGTGCATGAGCTGCAAGTCTCAGTGGGACTTTGAGTTTGTCGCAGAACACACAGACAGCGTATTTCACAACCAGGACTACAGAAACTACCGAGCCAAGATTATTGTTGACCGGGAAAAGAGTTTGTTGCCGGCAACACAGCCTTACGTGGCTCGCGAACTAGAGATGGATGCTGTGAAGAGCCAAGTCAGCGACATCGACGTCGAAATCAAAGAGCTCAAAAAACAACTGAAAGAAGCACAGATGAAAAAGAGAGAACTTCAGATACGACTTGTTGAACTCAAAGGTGATGGAGGCGACGAAGAAAAGACGGTTACGCGTTTCGTCGGTCATTGTCCTCAGAAAGAGTGCAAAGGCTTTTTGGACAAGCACTATGTATGCGGCCTTTGCAAAGAAAAAGCTTGCCGCAGTTGCCGTCTGCCCAAACACGATGGCGATTGTGACAAAGACACGGTAGAGACCGTAAAACTGATGGCCAAAGATACGCGTAGTTGTCCAAACTGCGGTGTGCCCATTTACCGCGTTTCTGGATGCGCACAGATCTGGTGCGTAAGTTGCCACACCCCCTTTGATTGGGACACAGGAAAGATTGAAACAGGCCGCATTCACAATCCACACTACTACGAATGGCAACGCAAGAATGGAGGAATCCAAAGAGAAGCGGGTGACCGGCGTTGTGGAGGGAGAGTCGACGATTACACTTTGTACAGAAAAGTTCCGCAAGATATTGCAGAATGGATGATGTCGTCTTATAGGGCATCTGGACACATTCGCGCAGTTGAGATTCCCATATACAGACAGAACGGAGTGAATGAGGAAACAAACAGAGATCTGCGCATCAAGTTTCTCAAGAATGAGTTAGAAGAAGAGAGCTGGATTCGCGAGATCAAAAAGAGAGAGAAAAAGAGGGAGAAGAATCGAGCCATTGAGCTGGCATTGACTATGTTTGTAGATACACTGGACGATTTGCACGGAAACATTGTCACCTGCAAAAACAGAGACGAAGTCACAACTTACATAGAACAGATGAAAGAACTCAGAACCTACACAAACGGTGTCCTCTCAAAGATCTCAAAACGTTTTGAGAATCAAGCACCTCAGATTTCCAAGAGTTGGAAAATCAGAAGTACATCTTTCATGGATCACAAGCACATTTGAGGAGACGAAAATATTATTAATAAAATTAATATTATTTTAAGACAACTTATGCTAGATTAAAGACATGTACGAAAAAAGTTTTAAAGTATACATCTACCGTATCCTCAAAAAAATACATCCAGAAATTCACATCGCTAAAGTCTCGACGGATGCTATTAATAGTATTATCTCCATTCTTTCTAAACATATTGTAAATAAATCTTTACTTCTAACACTACACGAAAACAAAAAAACAATCTCTAGTAACGAAATTAAAACCTCTACAAATCTTTTACTTTCAGACTATAAAAATATAACAGAATTCGCCTCCACCGCAGAAACACTTTACGAAAAATCAGAACAAGAACGCAAAAATGCACCCGTTGAAAAACCACAAACACGAGAATCTCGTTCCGGACTAATCATATCTGTAAGTGCCGTCGAAAAATTCTTACGCCAATCAAACTATCACGTTTCCTCAACAGCTCCCGTATACCTAGCAGGGGTTATAGAACACATCGTTACTGAACTTCTAAATAAGGCGGGAAATATCACCAAAGAATCTAAGCGCATAACAGTGACCATTCGCCATCTCTTCTTAGCGGTCTCACAAATTCCAAATCTAAACACTTTACTACCCAATCTCGGAGTCGTATTTTTACAAAGTGGTGTTGAACCTCAAACAATCGAAAATAAAAAACATAGACCTATTCGGAGAAGAAGGATTGTGAAAGTAGCTCAGAGTGAGCAAGAAAGTCCGGAGACGCCAGTCCATACGCCAGTCCATACGCCAGTCCATACGCCAGTCCATACGCCAGTCCATATGCCAGTCCATACGCCAGTCCATACGCCACACCGTTGGCGTTCTGGAACGAAAACCATTATGGAAATTCGTCGTCTCCAGAAAACTACGGATACCTTAATACAACACGCCCCTTTTAAACGCCTTGTAAAACAAATCACAGCTCTTTTTACACAAACAAAACTCCGTTTTACTGGAGAATTCTTTTCCGCTTTACAAGGCTTGACGGAAGACCGAATTATCTCTCTAATGAAAAGCTCCAATCGGTTAGCTTCGCACGCTAACAGAGAAACCGTCTACTCTCGTGATATCACACTAGCAGGTGAATTAACAGGACTTTTTATCCGAAAAAATGAAGTAGATACACTTATACCGGAAGCCACGCTTCGTCACTTAGCCCTACGAGCAGGCATTCAACGATACGGAGACTGCTGCACCGACACATACCGTGATTATATATTTACCTTTCTATCAAGTTGCCTAAGAGATATTGTGATGTGTTCAGAACATCATAAGGTACAAACCCTAAATACAAAGATTTTCCTAGAGGCAATGAATATGAAGGGAATATACCCTACTATAACCCCTAAAAAACGCAAAGCCATTAAGAAAGAAGAGACTAGTCAAGTACCTGAACTTTCTGACATAGAAGAAGAAGCTGCAAATTGATTTTTTTGTTCATTTTAGAATATAGTTCTAAAATGACTTGTATTGTCTTTACTAGTTCATATCTTCGTATTACCCATATCGAAGATTCCAAAATCGATGTTTGGAATCTTAGGGAAGGTGACGCCAGCACTGTAGGAATCAAAGGAGAAGTTTCTTATCAACCAGAACTACGCTCTTCGGTCAGCATCAAAAACAAGTTCAATATTCCATATAAGAATGACGAAGATTATATGCAATATTTCACAAAGATTAAGATTGGAATCGGCAGTAAGCACATCTATCCCGTCGGAGGGTTTATGAAAGAACACTATGATACCCGATTGCCAGATCTCGACGGACGTCTTCCTCACATTATGACTTTGGTAATCACAAATAGCATTATCACCTTTCGTGTAAACGGTAAGAAACCATATACACGTCACACAGCCAATTTCTATTCCGTACTTTTCTCCCTAAACTGCCCCCACGAACGCCTCCCCGTAAAAAAAGAAACACACAGTTTTGTTTTCCCAGTCTACGGAGTCTTCAATCCAGGTCACTCACTTAAACCCGTTAATTCAGACAGCATTTTCACAGTAGTTCAGGAAGCTCTTCACGATGAACGGTTAGAAATCGAACAAAAACAAGCATACATCGACTCTCTTGGAGATGAAGAACTTTCGTGTCTGTTTGTCAAATATATGTTTTTTCACGAAAAAGAACCTGATTCTTCACGAAGGCATGGAGTAGAAAAAGAGGATGTTATTCCGACTGCTGTACAAATTACATACACCGATTCAGAAAATCAAACACATACAATGGAGATTGTAGACGATTGTGAAACAGTCACTATTCCTTTTGGAAAAAATATCAAGGTAACTAAAAAAGTCATGTCAGATAAGAATTTTGTCGCTCTTATCGACAAAAAAATCGAAAGTCTGAAACAAAAAGCCGAGTCTGAGTATCTGGAAAGTCTCAACTCCGATATCCCAGAATTCAAGTTTGACTTTGCGGATAAGCCTGATATTTTTTTCATCCTTCTGAGGGGGCGATACTTCTATGACACTTTTGAAGACAGTCTTACTCCTTACGATAAGGCTCTTTACGAATATGCAAAAAAAGCAGGAAAGAAAGTTACACTTCAACACACTACCTTGAGTGATGGTTATTTACGAGATGAAAATAACTTTCCTACCTATATGGAAAAGGATGGAAAACTAGAAAAAGTAATCAGTATGCCATCATACGAAGTGTCTGATGTAAAAATCGAATTTGATGACCAAGGAGGTTACGACTCACATTACAAACTTGTCTACGGAGCCTTGCTAGTCACAAATTAATTTTATTTAATATATTATATATATTAACTAAATGCAAAATAGCGAGAATATTAAAGTATGCATACGTGTCCGACCGCAAGGAAAAGATAACGATTTCTCTCTTCGAGTAGACCCCAAAAAAAATCTCATAGAAATATCTGAAAACACCAGAGAAACCCAACAATTTACCTTTGATAACGTATTCGACCAAACTATCGGTCAAGAAAAAATATTCAACTCCATCGCTCAAGAAGCCGTTGACATGGTCTGCCAAGGCTACAACGCCACTATTTTCGCTTACGGAGCTACTTCATCTGGAAAAAGCTTTACCATGTTTGGCAGTCCGAGTAAACCAGGCATTATCCCACGCTCTTGCCAAACCCTCTTCCAAAACATAAACAAAAAAGATGACGTCGTCGACGCCAATATGAAATGCTCCTTTCTAGAAATCTATAGAGAACAAATACGCGACCTTCTCAGCCCAGAAACAGACACCAACCTAAAACTAAGACAGTCCTCTATCAAAGGCGTATACGTTCAAGGCCTCATCGAAAAATACGTCTACACATCTCAAGAAATCATTTCTACCATTGAAACAGGCACTCTGCAAAGAACTACCGCTTCTACCGCTCTTAACTCTGTTTCTTCACGAAGTCACGCCGTCCTAACCCTCACTCTAACTCAAAAAATGTCCGACGGCTCCGAAACAATCAGTAAATTAAACCTTGTTGATTTAGCCGGGTCTGAAAACGTAGACAAATCGGAAGTTCAAGGAATAGAACTTTCCGAAGCACAAACAATAAACAAAAGTCTTTCCTGTCTTGGAAATGTTATCTACGCACTTACCGAAAAAGGCCGTGGTCATATCCCATACAGAGACTCTAAACTAACTTATTTACTACAAGACTCTCTAGGCGGAAATTCCAAAACAATTCTTATCGCAACAGTAAGTCCATCTAGAAACTGTTATTCGGAAACGATTAACACGTTGAAATTTGCCAAACGTGCCAAAGAAATCAAAAATATACCTAAAGTTAATAAGAATGAAAGTACAGCTAATCTTATCAAATCTCTTAATGAAAGAATTGCCGAACTAGAAAGCAAATGTTTGGAATACGAACAACAGAATAATTCTGAAGAAAAAGATCCCACTCCTCACGGAGATATGTCCATTCTGGAAAAAAGATGCCAACGTTTAGAAAAAAGGATTTCTTTCCTTGAAAAAGAAAGAAAAGATGATGAAATACAAAACAACCAAATAAAAGAACTCTTTGAAAAACAAAGAGAACTAACCAAAAAAGCTTCCTCAGACCTATACAATGAACGCGTGAAAAATTCAGCCATTTCAAGCGAACTAGAACAACTTAGAATATTCTACAAATCTACCCAAGAAACAGTAGGTCACCCAGACGTACTGACTATGATTGTTAACCGCTCTAAAATACTAGACCCTAATCAACCTTCTTCCTCTTCTTAACATGTTCACTTATATCATCTTCATCCGCGTCTCCATACGACAAATAAAGCATTGAAATGTGCATATAAGTTTCTCTGCAATGTGGGCAATTTTTTGAATGCTTTAAGGAAGCCGATGCACAGTTTAAACAAAAACAGGCGTGCATACAGGGGAAATTTACAGTTTGTATTTGGTTTTCTCCACATACAACACATCTCAATACAATAGCCTTGGCTTCTATAACAGGTAAAGTGTTTTCATCTGGACAGGGAATTCCTAAACTATTCTTTTCCAAACCAGGAGAAGAAATGACTCTACGACGCCTCGTTGCGACTAACCATCCTAATAAATCTTCCTCATCATCTTCTTCCTCTTCTTCCTCTTCTTCCTCTTCTTCGTCATCATCCTCTTCTTCATTATTATTTTCTTCGTTCCTATCCATTTTTTTATAAATATATGTCTATTTAAAACTTTTTATTGATTTATTAAAATGGAAAAACCTACTTTAACTGTTTGTGTCCTTGCAAAAAATGAAATATGTGCATTAACAATGGGCTGTCTCATTAACGCAAGTACAAATGCGGAAATATGTAAAGACTACAACTTTTGCCAACAATTTGCCATCGGACAAAGTGACTTACCTAAAGTCCGTTCCAGCCAACTATCCAATTGGTATGATACTTCTCGTCCTAAAGACCTCTTTATGTTTTTGGATGCAGACCAAACCTTTCTCCCTACCGACATTCTCACCTCCTTAAAACTTATCAAAACCTCAGATGTAGTCTGTGGTGCCTACGCCAAAAAAACCGGTGGAATGACGGTCCAACCCAAAAGCATCACTTCCTTCTACAGAAACAAAGAAGGTGAACTACGCTATGGGTCAACCGGCTTTATGCTTATAACATATGAAATTGCCCATAAACTAGCTTTAGAAATGGAAAAAATTAGAATAGGAATAGATTCGTCTGCTTTTCCCTTCTTTTTTGAACGTATAGTCGATGAAACGGAAACAAACGAGAAAAATCTTTGGCTCAGTGAAGACTACTCCTTCTGTTGGCTTGTCCGAAATAAGGGTGGAAGAGTGTATGGTTATATTTCCCCTTCGATTGGGCATATCGTTCCTATCGAAAAATATATCACGATGCCAACCTCTAAAAAATGGTCCAATGACAGTATCGTTTACTACTGTCACAAGACGTCTGAAAAATGGTCTGCAAAATCGCTTGGAAAAGGGATTGGAGGTAGTGAAACCGCGGTTATCAAACTATCTTCTTATTGGGCTAAATCTGGTTATGAAGTAACTGTATTCTGTAATTGTGATGAACCTGGTGTTTATGATGGGGTAGTTTACAAGCATTTTAACCAGTTTAATGTGATGGATGAGTATAATATCTTAGTTATTTGGAGAAGTTTACAACTTCTTCTTACGAATGATATATCGGCAAAAAAGAAATTCATTGACTTGCATGATATTGTGAAGGAAGATGAGTTGCATGAGTCTTTACCAGGTATGGTTGATGGGATTTTTGTTAAGAGTAGATATCATGCTAGTATGCTTCGTAATGTTCCGGAAGAAAAAATCATTGTAGTTCCGAATGGAGGGGCAGAAGAATATACATTTCTAAATACTAGGGATAAAAACTATCTTATCTATGCGTCGTCTTATGACAGAGGTCTTTTTTATATGCTAAAATGGGGTTGGCCAAGGATTAAGAAAGCCTGTCCAGATGCTTATCTTAAGATATTTTATGGGTGGAATGTGTTTGATACTATAGATGGAAACGATATAACTAAACAAAGGTTTAAGGCTATGATGAAAGCGTTAATGAGTCAAGATGGAGTGGAAGAGTGTGGTCGTATTTCTCAAATAAATTTGGCGAGAGAGAAGAGTAAAGCGAGTGTTCACTATTATGTTGGAGATTTCCAAGAAATAGATTGTATTTCTGTTCGAGAATCTGCTTATCTTGGTGCAATACCAGTTGTTTCTAGGGAAGCGCATGTTTTCAAGGAGAAAGAAGATTATTGTATTTTGGTAGATGGAGACCCGTGTATACAAGAAACGCAAGAAAGAGGGGCTGATGTCATTATAGAATTATTAAAAAATCCTCAGTTAATGGAAAAGCGAAGAAATTCTCTTCACGTTCCTAAAGAAAGTTGGCAACACGTTGCAAATAGATGGCTAGATGTTTTGAAAAAATAAATATATTCTAAATTTCCATGTTAAAATAACATGGAAAATATAAATAATTATTACACCAAATCTACGTTTGAGTTCCATCCAATTGAAAAGAGTTTATACAAACTCTTTATATGTCTGTTTTTGGATTTGCAAGGGTAGAGTTCTTGAGACTTTCCTAGTTTCCGATGAAAATTTCCCAGTTTGATGGCTCGAATTGCAATCCTGTCTAGAATTTCACCCAAATCAGCCCACTCGTCTTCATATTTGAGTGTTCCGTCAAACAAACAGAAGATACAATGTCCTCGAAACATTGTCTTTGTAGGATCTCTTTTCGGACAGTACTGACATATCTTTTCTTTGTGATGGCTGCACTTTGTGAAGGTTCCTCCGCAAACTTTGCATTCTTCTTCGTCTTCTTCGTTGTCTGAAACACAATGTGCATCATCTTTTGTCTTTTCTACATCAAAAGCGATTCGGAATTCTTCATCCTCGTAACATGCGTAACACCCACAATTAGGTTTGCCTGTATGTGGATCTTCTACCTCCTCTTCTTCATCCTCTTCATCCTCATCTTCTTTGTCTTTTTTCAACATCTTTTTCCTCTTCACACATGTGTTGTCCACTACCATATGACATCCACTCTCCTTGAGAAGATCACTCCATATCGATAGGGTCTTCTGTGTTTTTAGATCCGGTTCATCTAGCTCTTGCTCTTCTTCCAAAAGCTTTTCGTTTTCTACAGAATTGTCATTCATTTTCTAATTGTTTGTTTTTCTTTGAAAAAATCAATTTTGCATGTATTCCTTGTCAATCTATTAAAATATTTTTAATAGAATTTAAATCACAGATTAAATCCATGTATAAGGTCCAAAACCTTGTAACGTCTTTTCTTTTTTGTATGGTTCTACTTCGATTTCCAAACGTTTTCCATAAACTATCCAGAAAAATTCGCCATGTCCATACACCTTAAACTTTCCTTCCTTAACTCTACTTGCGGAAAAAACTTTTTCAGTTCTTCCTATCGGCGTTATATGAACTGTGAAATCCTTTGCTATAAGTTGTGCATACTCTGGAAGACTTATTTCTACCTCTTCCCCTTTTATCTCACCTTCTCCTCTGTAGTAAACACCCGCTTCTGGACCTTCCAAACAAGCATGAACAAGATACTTATCTTCGTGATTTGGATGTTGTATTACAAACGTTTTACCTGTACTGTACAATATCTCTTTTGTAACGGTATTGTATATTAGCGGACTTGCTGTTCCAGAGGTTGAAGTTATTGGGTCTACAAAAAATCCTGAGTTAGCCGGGCTTAAACCAGTTCCTGTCGCTGCGATAGCAATAGAATAAGCTGCCTGACCTGTATAACCAGCTAGATATCCTAATGCAACAGAAGAAGTACCTTGACCGGTATATCCTGCCTGATACCCTATGGCAACTGCATTTAGCTTTTGTGAAGCGTCTCCAGCCTGATAGCCAATAGCTATACAAGAATCACCTTGAGTATTTTGTCCGGCTTGATAACCAATAGCTACTGCATTTTGACCTTGATTTGTTTGTCCAGCTTGAAATCCCATAGCAACTGTATAAGTACCTTGACCGGATTGGCCTGCTTGATACCCAATGGCTACTGCATTTTGACCTTGTGATTCAGAACCAGCTTGATACCCAATGGCTACAGAAGCAGTTCCTTGAGTGCTTCTACCAGCTTGATAACCTATAGCAACTGTGTATTGTCGTTGAGTTTGAAACGCGGTCTGATATCCAATGCCTATAGCATTAGAATTTTGATTAAACTGACCAGATTCACTTCCTATGCAAATACTATTACTACCTGATGTCCATCCAGCTCTCTCTCCAATGGCAATGGTATTACCACCTTGTAGTGTTAATCCTGCCTGATAACCAATAGCTATAGTATTAGTACTTTGACCACAACATCCAGCTTGATACCCTAATGCAATTGAATAATTACCTTGGGTACGTTGCCCAGCCTGATAACCAATGGCTATGCATCCAGAACCTTGGACTGTTTGTCCAGCCTGATAACCAATGGCTGTAGAATATTGCCCTTGTGTGTTTTGACCAGCCTGATAACCTAAAGCTACAGAGTATTGATTTTGGTTTGTTTGACCGGCTCCATATCCCATAGCTACACTATAAGTACCTTGTCCCGAAAATCCAGCTTGATAACCAATCGCTATGCTACCGGACTGCTGAGACCCATTTGCGGCTTGGTAACCAATAGCAACACTACCAATCCCTTGAAGTGTTTGACCTGCTTGATTTCCGATAGCTATAGCTAATGCACCTTGATTTGTAAATCCAGCAGAATTGCCTATAGCAACTGCATTAGCCCCTTGATTACTTCTACCGGCTGCTTGACCTATACCTACCGCGGAACTTCCTTGAGCTATCAATCCAGCTTGACTACCGATTGCGACTGCGTTTGAGGACTGATTGCTTTGACCAGCATTATTACCTATAGCAACTGCTGGACTACCTTGATTTAATTGACCAGCTAAATTTCCTATAGCAACTGAATTATTGCCTTGTGAAGTATAACCTGCCTGAATTCCGATAGCTACAGATTGGTTACCTTGACCAGACCATCCAGCCTGATGACCAATTGCTACACTACCTGACTGCTGAGACCCATTTCCGGCTTGGTAACCAATAGCAACACTACCACTCCCTTGAAGTGTTTGACCTGCTTGATTTCCGATAGCTATAGCTGATGCACCTTGATTAGTCTGTCCTGCTGTATTTCCTATAGCTACAGCTGATGCACCTTGATTTGATACCCCAGCTTGATTACCAATAGCTATCGCGGATGCACCTTGATTTGATACCCCAGCTTGATTACCAATAGCTATGGCTGCGTTACCTTGATTACCATCACCAGCCCTATAACCAAGTGCTACCGATTGTGAACCTTGGCTAAAACGTCCTGATCCAGATCCTATAGCTACTGATTGGGTACTTTGATTTGTTAGACCTGCTAGATTTCCTATAGCTACAGATTGACCTTTTTGCAAATAATTACCAGCCTGATATCCTATGGCTACAGATAATTCAGCTTGATTTGTATATCCAGCTTGGTATCCCATTGCAATGCTAGAAGTTGATTGATTTGTATAACCAGCTTGGAAACCCATTGCTACAGAATAAGTTCCTTGACTATTCAATCCAGCCTGATATCCGATAGCTACAGCACCAAGCCCTTGAGTGTTTTGTCCAGCCTGATAACCAATGGCTGTAGAATATTGATTTTGGTTTGTTTGACCGGCTCCATATCCCATAGCTACACTATAAGTACCTTGTCCCGAAAATCCAGCTTGATAACCAATCGCTATGCTACCGGACTGCTGAGACCCATTTCCGGCTTGGTAACCAATAGCAACACTACCACTCCCTTGTGTACCTTGACCAGCCTGATAGCCTAAAGCTATGGAATATTGACCTTGATTTGTTTCACCTGCGCTAGTTCCTAATGTTATATTATCTGAACCGACTGTCCAAGCTTTAGGAAAAACTTGACTGTTCCAATAGATATAATTTCCCCAAGAAGTTCCAGATATACTTATCGCACCAGATGGACCAGTAACACCTGTAGGACCTGTAGAACCAAAACCTGTAGGACCTGTAGAACCAAAACCTGTAGGACCTGTTGAACCAATATCACCTGTAGGACCTGTCGTGCCAATATCACCTGTAGGACCTGTTGAACCAAAACCTGTAGGACCTGTCGAACCAATATCACCAGTAGGACCTGTCGAACCAATATCACCAGTAGGACCTGTATATCCTGTATGTCCGGTAGAACCAAAACCAGTAGGACCTGTCGTGCCAATATCACCCGTAGGACCAGTAGAACCAGTAAATCCAGTAGGGCCAGTGTAACCAGGACCAGTAGGACCGGTAAATCCTGTAGAACCAGTAGGGCCAGTGTAACCAGGGCCGGTAGGACCGGTAAATCCTGTAGAACCAGTAGGGCCAGTGTAACCAGGGCCGGTAGGACCAGTAGGGCCAACGACGCTAAATGTAGTGTGCATATGAGAATATGTATTAGAGCTTTGGAAATATATTTCAGCTGTATGAGAACTGGAGTTTCTGTTTCTTGAAGTTAACACTACTTGTAGCATATCGTAATTTGTTAGAGAAATAACAGTTGCAATGTAAAGATTAAGAGTGAGTATTTGCGAAGTTGTATGATCATAAAGGTATACAATATCCGAACCATTTGCGACAAGATTGACATATTGTCCATCACTTATCCTTCTTCCTAAAAGGTAGAATCGTAATCCTATATTATCTACATCATTATTTGCATCAGCTTTGGCATATATGTTCATTTCCATTATACCAGGTGGAATGTAATCGTAGCCTAGATTTAAACTTGATTTATATATAGCAAATTGTGTCACTGGAACATCAACAGTGGCAGAAGCCGGTGTTGTAACTGTAATTGTTTCTTGTGCTAATGCTAAATTTGGAGATAATTTCAATGCGCTTACACTACTGTCAGGAGGATTTGGAGGTGTGGTTGGAGTTCCGCCATTAGGATTGTAAGTTACATTTGTAGGATTTTGCATAAGTTGACCTGTAATGGTTTGAAGTTGAGCTGTGGTAAGGATAGGTCCAGTTGGTGAAATATTTTCATTGTAATTCATATACAAAATTAAGCCACCAGATACTCCATTATTACCTTGTATTCCTGTAGGACCGGTAGCTCCTGTAACACCAGTAGATCCTACATTTCCAGTAGAGCCAGTAGGACCTGTAGTACCAGTAACACCTGTTGCTCCAATGGAGCCAGTAGGACCAGTAACACCTGTTGCTCCAGTTGATCCAATATCTCCAGTAGGTCCAGTTGATCCAATATCTCCAGTAGGTCCAGTTGATCCAATATCTCCAGTAGGTCCAGTTGAACCAATATCTCCAGTAGGACCAGTAGGACCAGTAACACCTGTTGCTCCAGTAGGTCCAGTAGGTCCAGTAGGTCCAGTTGAACCAATATCTCCAGTAGGTCCAGTAGCACCTGTGTAAGCAGGACCAGTAGCACCTGTGTAAGCAGGACCGGTAGGACCTGTGTAAGCAGGGCCAGTAGGGCCTGTAAATCCAGTAGAACCAAATCCGGTAGGACCAGTAGGACCATCTAGACCATCTAATCCAGCGGGGCCAGTAGAGCCAGTAAAACCAGTAGAACCAAAGCCAGTAGGGCCGGTAGGGCCATCTAAACCATCCAAGCCGGTAGGGCCAGTGACACCGGTCATACCAGTAGAACCAAAGCCGGTAGGGCCGGTGACACCAGTAGTTCCTTGTATACCGGCAGGTCCGATGGGTCCGGTGGGTCCAGTGTGGCCGGTATAGCCGATGTTATCAATAAGATCTTTAGTTAAACCTACGCGTTCAATCTCGATGAGATTTATTGCAAAGGGTTGTGACATGTATGACATTTTTATTTGTTATGAGATTAAAAGGAATATGTTATGATTATAAATGAGAAAAAGAAATAGGGATAGGGAATTTTCTAGGATAAAGAAAAAGGTTTGTGAGACAGAGCCTGATATAAGTGAGATGTTATCATCGGGAATTTTGGATGAGGATAAAGTTGAACTTTTTCAGTTGTTTGAAATATACAAACGTGAAGATAATTTTTCTCTTTACAAGTTAGAGTTGAAGAAAAGGATAACGGATAAATACAAAGACGCAAAGATAAAGTATAAAAAACATCAAGAATATACAGAAGAACAGCATGAAAAATTTAAAAAAGAGGTTGAAATGTTAGAAAAGTATTCAGATAACGATGAAATGAAATACGAGATTTTAAATCTGGAAACAAGTCATGTAAACAAAAGGGTTATTTACAACGAGTATAAGAGGTTGAATAATATGTCTTTGATGGACGAAGAGATACCGAAGGTTAAGAATTGGTTGAAATGGTCTTTGTCTATTCCACATGATCGTATGAAGAAAACTGAATATGAAAAGTCTGAATTAAAGAATATTTTAAAACAAGTTTCAGAAAAGATGGATAAGGAGTTATATGGTATGAAAAAGGTAAAAGAGCAGATACTTCTTTTCTTAAATTCTCGCATACTTAATCCTAATATGAAAAAGTGTTCTTTGGGATTATTAGGGCCACCGGGATGTGGAAAGACGAGTATTGTTAGGTTATTGGCTGATGTGTTAAATTTTCCCTTGGAGCAGATATCGTTGGGAGGTACGCAGTCTGTTGAATTTTTGAAGGGGCATCAGTATACGTATATTGGGTCTGAGCCGGGAGAGATAGTAAAGTGTTTATCTAGGATGGGTGTGAAGAATGGTATTTTATTTTTTGATGAGTATGATAAGATAAGTGAGAATAAGGATGTGTGTTCGGCGCTTTTGCATATAACGGATAGTTCCCAGAATAGTAGATTTCAGGATAATTTTCTTAGTGGTATAACGATAGATCTTTCGCATCTTTGGTTTTTTTATTCCATGAATAGAAAGCCTGCTGATGAAGCGTTAAATGACCGAATTTTTTATGTGACGATAGAAGGGTATACGCAAAGGGATAAATTCTTTATTGTTAGGGATTATTTGCTGAAGAAAGCGTGTAGAAATATAGGGTGGGGAGAGGATAGTTTTAAGATGTCGGACGAAGCGATAAAGTATCTTATCGAAAAGGTGTCATCGGACTCGAAAGGTATAAGAAGTCTTGAACATGCAATAACGGTGATAATGAATAAGATTAATTTTCTGTATAATCATCAGGATAAAAAGGGGCGAATAGATGATTTCGATGCGACGTTTAGTCTAGGAAAAAGGATTTCTTTGCCTTTTCGGTTAGAAAGGGCTAGTGTAGATGTGTTAATATCATTTTAAGGATTGTGAAAGATAATAAAATAATGAAGCGAAAGAGTCAATACAGAGATATTGATATATCAGAAGAGTTTCTTTCCGAATGTGAAGAGAAGTTTTATTCTGAGCCGGCAAATATAATAGCAAAGAATGCGATTAATTCTGTTGGGTCTATGTTTAGCACGATTAATTCTAAGCGTGTGAATGAGATATCGCATATATTTTTGAATTCGGTGAAGAGGAAGAATTTGCGTTCTACAAATCAGGGTGCATCGGGACGTTGTTGGATGTTTGCGGCTTTGAATACGTTTCGGCATCTTATTATCAATGCGTTAGATTTGGATAACTTTGAGTTCTCGGAAGTTTATCTATTTTTCTGGGATAAGCTTGAGCGTTCTAATTCCTATCTTAAGTGGTTTATCGAGCACCCTGAAGAAAAGCCTGGTAGTCGCGCTCACGAATATATGATAACTGATTATATGTCGGATGGTGGCTGGTGGAATACGTTTGCTAATTTAGTTAACAAGTATGGGATTGTTCCACAATCAGCCATGAAAGAAACATACCAGAGTGATGATTCAGATGAGATGAATAAGATAATTAAGGAAAGGTTAGATAGTACTGTAAATTATCTGTTTTATAATAGGGAAAGGATGACGTCTGAAGAGATTGAAAGTCTTCGTAAGACGACGGTGAGTAAGATTTATGAGATATTGGTAAAGTTTTTGGGGGAGCCTCCAAAGAAGTTTGAGTGGCATTTTTCTCATAATGACGAGGAGTCGTGTGGAATAGTGACAAAGTTGACTCCGAAAACGTTTTTAGAGATGGTTTCACCGGGTGTAGATATGAATGGTGATTTTGTGACGTTGGCGCATATTCCAATGACGAATTTAAGGTATTATCAAAACTATAATATCAGTATGACAAATAATGTGTCAGAGGGGGAGACATTTAGGTTTTGCAATGTACCGGTGGATGAGTTGGTTAAGTATGCGTTAAAGTCTATTTCTAGTGGGTTTGCAGTATGGTTTTCTGGGGATGTCCGAAAGTCGTTTAATTGGTTTCATTCTTCGTTAGATGATAAGCTTGATGATAGTGCGCTTGTATTTGGTGAGACAGAGAAGTTTGAAAAGGGTGATAGGATTATGATGCGTAATGTTCAGGGGAATCATGCGATGTTATTGACGGGATATAATTTAGATGAGAAGGGAAATCCGGTCAGTTGGCAGGTGGAGAATTCTTGGGGGTATTATGATAATGAAATACCTGGCTTGGATGGATTTTTAAGGATGAGTCATAGTTGGTTTAAGAAGTATGTGATTGATATTGTAGTTCATAAGGATTTTCTTTCTCGAACAATGAGGAAGAAAATAAGTCAGAAGCCTATTGATTTAGATCCGTGGGATTGTATGGCACCGGCGACTCGTGTAGGTGTGTATAATCCTCCAAAGGGTTATTTAGAGACTTTGAGTAAGAGGGCGAAGCTTAAGGTTTAGTTAGGGATTCGATTTCTGTGATAAGAGATTGTAAGTTGTCGCATAGTTTATGGGGGCATTCTGTGTAATATTTTTGATATAGTCGGTCGACTATCTCAAGATTGTTTTTGATTTTGTCTGGGTAGCTAAATAGAGATGAGGTGTAGATATCTTGGGCGCATTTTCGGTTTAGTTCTCTGCTTTTTAGGAAGTATTGGAAAACGGTAGTGGGGCAGTGTTTATAGGAGTAGAGAAGGATGTAGTCAATATTTTTTTCATTTTCGAGTTGTTTTAGGCGTTTTGTGGTTAGATTCAGGTAATCCATTTTTTATTTTAATATTTTGTTTTTAGAATGAAAAAGAGTAGAAAAAGACCAGATAATGACCAGAACGATAATGTAGGGTTATCTTCATCTTTTTCATCTTCATTTAGATATAAATCTAAATAATCTGTAACGTGGTTCATTTTGTAATTATTTAGATTTTAAAAAATCTAAATATAATTTAGTCTAGTCTTGTTTGCCAATTTTTTTCTGCAATTTCTGGGGAGATGTTATCGAATAGTCTTTGTATGATAGCGGTGAGTTCTTTGTTGTCGTCTTTTTCTTGGAAAAAGTTTCGTTTGGCGATGGGATCGTCTCGTGTAAAGTTAAACTTATCTATTTTAGTGGGTGGGATGGTAGAATATTTTAGGATAATTTTTCGTAGAGTGTCGCAGAATGTTTTAGGTCTAGAAAGGGTAAGAATGTTTAGGAGTAGTTGTTCGCAGTCTTGGTGGGCAGCGGGAGATTTCGTTGTGTAATCTTCTCGGTAAATGTTATCGTTAAACATATCGAAATAGATTTTGCGAAACATGGAGATAGAGTAGTTTTTAATTTGTTCAGAAAGTTGTTTACTAAAATCGTCTAATCTACATTCCATTTTCCAGCATCTTTTTCCGTCGGTTTCAATCTTTTCTAGAATATAGAAACTGTAAGGGTCTTCAGAAGATGATTTTTCTAGTTGTAGATAAACAACGTTAGAAAAGCCGAAAGGGTTTACGATGACTCTTTTAAGGATGTCTTTTAGGGTGTAGATGCATAAACTGTAATTACATATTTTTTGAACCGAGTCAGAGATTGAAAAGGGGACGTAGCGAGTGGGGTGGTCACTGTTTACTTTCATGCAGATTTTGAGGCGTTGGATGTCGTCTGGTTCTAGTTCTGAGTTGTAGTAGGAGTTGTAGTAAATAAGTCTTTGGTCTAATGCGGATAGGGAAAGTAATACGGTGGAGGATATTTTTTTCATATCGTATTTTTTCTTTGTAAAGATATCTTCGAGTCGGCTGACGTGGGTTTTGATGAGATTTGTGTATTCATTAAGGTTTAATTTTCCTAAAAGTTTGTTTCGTAGTTCTTTCATGTTGATAAGAAACTTTTTGTAGATTCTGTTCTTTACAACGTCTTCAAAGAGGATTTCGATCGAGTCGGTAGTTTCTTTGTAGGAAACATCCATGTTATTTTCCTGAACGATTTCTTCAAAGGCTTCTTCGGTTTCTCGAATTTTTTGTTCTTGTTCTTCTGGTTTTTCTTCAGTGAGTTCGACTTGATTTTTTACGGTGCGAAAGTTTTTTCCGGGAAGATTTTGAGTGGTCTTTTTCTTTACAGTGATATTGTATTCTTGTTTATTTTCTTGTTTGTTTTCATCGAGATAGTCTTTTACTATGACGGGGATATTTCCGTTGGGGAAATTAGTTAGTATGATGTTATCTTCTTCTTCTTTGTAGATGTCTCCTAATTTTATCTCTGTGTTTGTAGAGATTATTTGGGAGAAGAGATGTGTTTTAAAACGTTCTATCTGTAGAGCTAGTTTAAGTTTGTAAATGGCGTCATCGCGTTTTTGGATGACATTTTCTAGGTCTTGTATTTTTTTGAGTAGTGATTTATTTTCTTCTTCAAGAAAGATGACTTGTGATGAAATGGAGGTCATTTTTTCTTTTTTGTAAATAATTATTAAACTTCATTTTTAAATATCTTTGGATTTAAAGATATTTTCTCTACAGAAAAATGTCTGTAAATAAGTTTAAACCTTTACATATAAACACAGAATCTGAAACAGCTCCATCTACACCTATTCAAACCAATCGTTCTACGAGAAGTTATAGTATTACAAATATACCTAAAAATATAGAAGGTAATACCGTTCTTTACAATGGTGAAGTTGTTAAGAAAACGGATAAGATAATTTCTGCGATGGGTTCGTTAGAAGAATTATCGGCTTATATTGGTGTGATTAAGACAGAGCATTTAAATACCAATAGTGACCAGAAATTTGATATTGATAGTTCTGCGAAGCTTTTCCTGTATGCTCGTTTAACTAAAATACAAGAGGCTTTGATTGATATATGTGCGTCTTTAGGGACATCTAGAAAAATCACAGCGCGATATGAATTTACGCGTTTTTCGTGTGGTCAGCAGAGAATAGGAGACTTGAGGCATGAGTTAGAGCTTATGACGGATGTGGATTTTGGAAGTCTTAAAAATTCTATGAAAGAGAGGCCGTTGCAGATTATTTCTGGAACGACTATTTTAGAGTCTCGTTTACTGTATGCAAGGGCGTTGTGTAGAAGAGCGGAGAGACAGGTGAGTGGAGCGAAGAATTTGCAAGTTGGTGTTTCGGGGGAAGATGTGTGTTTGACGTATTTGAATGTGCTTGGAGATTATTTGTTGGGGTTGTCTGTGCATGTTTTGCATATGCAGTCGAAAGAGCCGATGAAAAAACTTTTTAAAACAAACCAAAAAAATATACTTAATTTAAAATAACAGAAACAATAGAAAAATGAACGAAGATACTGTTCTTATTGGGTTTAAGGCTATTTGTAATTTTATTAATGATTTGGAGTCTGTCTATGGCAATAAGCATAAGCCTTTACGACTTTACAAGCGTTTGGTAAATCATACCCAGATATCTCATGATAATATTATTCGTAAGCATATTGGTCTTTTTAATCAGTTTTGTGTAGCTAATCAAGAGGCGTTATCGGAGCAGAAACGTGAGAAGTTGGTGCAGACGCGTGTAGAGTATTCTGAGCGTGTGTATGTTGATATAGGTTTTATTTTGGGAATGGCAGATGCAGAGACGGCTCCGGTTATTTGGAAGCATTTGTTAACGATTAGTGCGATTGTGGATCCGACGGGAAGGGCTAAGGAGATTTTGAAAAAGTCTGTGCAGGAGGGAAAGAGTGGTAAGGAGGAGACTGATTTTCTGACTAATATTATTTCCAAGGTAGAAAAGAATGTGAAGCCGAATTCGAATCCGATGGAGGCGGTAACTTCTATAATGCAGTCGGGTCTTTTTACCGAGATGATGTCTGATATGAATTCTAAGAAGTTTGATTTAGGTAAATTGCTTGGTGCTGTTCAGGGAATGGTATCGACGCTTGGAAATCAGGTTGGTGATGATCCGGAGGCTAAGCAGGCGATGGGTATGTTAAATAATGTGACTTCTATGATGGGTAATATGGGTAGTGGCGGAGCGCCTCCGGATATGTCTGGTATGATGCAGATGATGACAACGATGATGAGTGGGATGAAAATGCCTGGGCCTCAAGTAGAAGATGTGAGTGAGAAGGTGATTGAAAACGAGAAAAAATAAAATTGAAATAAATATAAAATAAGTTTAAAGATAAAAGGATATTAGAGTGTAAGAGCACCCAATCTGAAAAAGATTGGGTGCCTTCTAGCGGTCTAGTCTCGGCTCTTATAAGGCTGGGTGGAGGGTTCGACTCCCTCAAGGCACATTTTTAGCCTGTGTAGCTCAACCGGTAGAGCGTTCGGCTTTTAACCGAAAGGCTGCAGGTTCAATTCCTGCCACAGGTATGCGTGTATTGCGCTAAATCTAAAAAGATTTAGCGCCTTCTAGCGGTCTAGTCTCGGCTCTTATAAGGCTGGGTGGAGGGTTCGACTCCCTCAAGGCGCAGCTAATACTTAGAAAGTATTAGCACGAGTTCCCGAGTGGTCAAAGGGGGTTGAGTCAAGTTCAACTGCGTTAGCTTCGTAGGTTCAAATCCTACCTCGTGTAATTTTTTTATAAATTGAAATTATTTACGTATTTTCAGTTTATTTTTAAATGTCTACTAAAACATTTAAAATTTCTAGTACTCAGCTATCTGAGTTGAAAAAAATTATTCCAAAGGATAATGTTTTTCACACAGTCGTTATTTCCGACCAGAACAAGCGTATTTCTGTGAAAAATAAAAATGGTAAATTGTATACTCGAAAAGTTATTGTGAGTGAGCTTAATGAGCTTACTCATGCTGAGATTAATTCACTTATGATTTCCTCTAAACAGAAGATTCATAGTTATACTATAGAATTTCTTAAAAATCTCTGTCCTGATTTTCCAGAACTTCGGTATCTGATAGATGCAGATATGATAGAAAACTTTACAGTTGAAGTAGGGGAAATGGTTCCGCAAGGAACTCCGCAAGGGGCTACGCAAGGGGCTACGCAAGGGGCTACGCAAGGGGCTACGAGGTTAGCACGTGTAGAAGAAAAGATTTCAGATGAACAACAAGAAAAAACAAAAAGTAAGAATAAGAAACTTTGGATTCCAAATATTAAAAAGAGTCGGTTAATCAAAGGATTTATGCAGTCTAAAAAGACTTGGGCGATTGTCTCAATGTCTTTATACTACTATCTCGTTTACAAGATGCCGGTATTTATAATTATCGAGAATAAGATTAATGCATGTGATCAGATGATTAATCGTGTAAAGGAAGTTTTTTCTAATTACATGAAGAGTTCTGACTTTCAAAATGTTGTACAGATCTTGGATATCAAACGTGGAAAAAAATCGACAGATGAAGAAGTAAAAAATGCGATGGATGGCAAACATCCAAAGATCTTTATCTCTATGAGAAGTGAATATGATTTACACCCTGTAAATCAAATTATAGAGAGCTCAGAATTAAAACGCTTTGTTGTCATCATCGACGAATCAGACGCAAACGATACTCTTTCCGATTCTTCGGCTCAAGAAGAACTAACAAAACTGAAGGAAATGGCATCACTTATCTGGAGCGTAACAGCGACAGCTTTAACAACTCTTCTAAAGGAAGATATTGAAGCTGGAAATGTATTTACTATGCGTAGACCTGAAGGATACAAAGATTTGCCCACTTTCAATATGATTAAACTAAGTAAAGAAGCGAAATATTGTGATGGAGTGAATGATGATCCTTTTGAAAAAGACGCTAATCTCAGAAAATATATCAAGGATTTTTCAAAGACAAAAATCTTTAAAGTTTCTTTTTGGGGAGAACAGGTACATCCAGTTATATCATTAGTAAGAATTGGCACTACTATCGAACCACAGCTAAAAGTAGCAAGGTATATTCAAGAAAGGTACAATGACCGTATAACTACAATTACCTATAATGGGACTGGATATGGTACTACAATAAGGGGTAAAAATCTTCCCCAAACTGCTATTAAATCGAATATAAACTCAACTTATAACGAGGGAGTACATACATTTTCAGATGTCCAGATTGGTGATGTTATCTGTTATCTACAGGAGAATGGAGGTGTAGAAAAGTTCCCTCGTGTAGTCATTTTAGCGGGAAAAATGGCTGATAGAGGTATTACATTTGGAAGTTCAAATTACTCTAAATGTATGGAGATGAAATGTCTACCTTGGCATCTGACAGAGATGTATTATTTAGTATCAGACACAACAGATCAGCGTAATCTTTTACAAACTCCTGGAAGACTATGCGGTGTGTATATGGATAATATTCCCTTGACTTTGTATAGTAATGCATGTGAAGATATAATCAAAGCATATCATATGCAAGAAGAACTTATTTCACGAGCGAGAAAATTATCTACCTCTCTTTACATGAGAGAGTTGATTCAGAATGTTCCAATTAGCAAAGAAAAGTGTCCAAAACGAAGAATAACGCCTATTAATATTTCTTGTCGTTTAAAGAAAGTAAAAGATGATAAACAATACGGTGGATGGGATTGGGAAAAAGAAGGAAGAACTGGGGTTGTAACTTCTTCTTCGTTTGGCAAGGGAAAACGACCGGAGGCGGAACATAAGGTCTTGTCTGAAGATGAAATTCGTCAGATTAGGGAAGAGAAGAGAGAAGAGGATGTAGGAACATACAAGAAATCAGGTAATAACTGGAGGAAGATTCTGTTTGAAAAACTTCCGGAAAATGATAAGAAACTTTACCGTCAGTTTGTAAATGTGTTTACAGATGAAAAGAAGGGTATTGGGCTTGGAAAGAAATGTGAAAAGAGCACTGTTATTAAGATGTTTGATCGTGAAAATCTCGCGCTTATCTTAAACAAGACATGGCACTGGCATTGTGATAAATCGAACTATTGGAAAGATGCAGATGAAACAGATGAAGGACTTCTTTTCTGTTTAGAAAAGAATACGTGGAATATCAGAGTAAATTAAATTTGTTTAACGTTTTTTAAAGTTTTTTTAGAAATATTTTTGTATATGCTATTATGTATATATAAATTATCATTATATTTCTTTGCTTTTGTTTGGTTAATTATAACATGTGATTTTGCACTCCATATTTTTTTAAAGTCTTTAGGGGCTTTCCATTCAGAAATAAAAACAATATTATTTCTGCTCCATTTTCTCATCGTTTCCCAGAATTTATCGTGGTCAAAATTTTGGAAAAAAGAATGTTTGTTCAAGCCTAACTTATTACCTTTGTAAGGGGGATCGCAATAGATTAACATTCCAGATGGATTTACGTCTTCGTAAGAAGAGTGTTGAAATTTTACATTTTTTATATAGGGTAAAATATCCGTTATACCTCTGTAACCTTCTGCCATAAAATCTTTATTTTTTGCGTAATCTAATCTGTATGCGTGAAAAAATATTCCTCCCCAAGAAGCGACAACACCTATATATCCTCGTTCGGCACTGTGAGTCTTGCTTTCTTTGAGTTTTTCGTATTTTTGTCGACTGCATTTTTTAGGTGGTAGCCATCCTTTTTGCAAAGCTTTCCACATAAGTATAAGGTCTTTATTTACATCAAATGAATATAACTTTTTATCATTATCTTTTCCAAAGTGTTTTATCACACCTCCCATACCAACAAATGGTTCTAAGTAGTCTAGATTTAATTCCAAGTCATTTTCTACTTCTACAATGACATTATGAATTCGTTTGCCTATTCTTTTTTTCCCACCTTGGTAAGTTGTCATTTATTGTGACAATTTTTAAATTGTAGTAATATATATTTTATTACATGTGTTACTACTGAGTTTCCTAGGCAGTCGTATTTTTTTTGTCTAGATTTAAGAATTTTAGTATAATCTTCTGGAAATCCAAATAGTTTTTCTATTTCAGAGATTTCGAATAGTCTGATTATAAATGGAGTTTTTCTTCTGTCAACAAGAACATTATGGTTACCAAAACTAGCAGTTACAGGTCGGCAATTTCCTATTGGATAATTATAATATTTTATTTTCTTATCTGTTGTATCAGAATGAAAGGAACATTGCCATCTTGATCTAGAATTTTCGTCATGTTTTATTTCTTCAAAATCTATACCATTATAAAGTATACGAAATGGATATTTTTTAGATGAAGGTATTGTTCTATTTAAACATTCTATATATTTCTGAGAAATTTGAGATGTTTTTTCTATAGGAATTAGTACATCTCTCCAGACTTGTATTCTATCGATCGGATGTGTTATAGGAAATGTAGTCCAATATAGTCTTTTTCTTGTTTGAACTCCAAAATCAGCTGAATTTATTTTAGTCATGAAAACAGGCCTTCCAATAGTCTCTAATTCTTTAGTTATCATAGCTCTATTTTCCTTTGTCATGCTAGCGTTATTTTCGATAATAAAATTTATATTTGGATTTTTTTTATATAGATATTTTATTATTCTAAGCATATCGTAAAAAAGCTTGGAACTTTTTCCTTTTAATCCTCTATTATCACCTTTAATGTGCGCTAAGCTACTTAGATTTGTACAGGGAAATCCACCGACTATTAAATCACATTTTCCCAAGTTAGTAATGTCTTCTTCTGTTATTTTTGTAATATCACCTAGATTTTTATGTTCTGGAAAGTGTGTTTTATAAACTTCTATAGCATGTGGTTTGATCTCTGAATAGGCTAAACAAATAGCATTTCTATCTATGCTGTGAATGGCGTATTCAAACCCTCCAATTCCAGAAAAAAGACTAATATATTTCATTTAGAAAAATAAGAATTATTATTTTAAATGAACAAGATTTTTGAACCCGAGAAAAAACGTAAGAATTATGATTTGTTTTACCAAGACAGAGAAGTTTTTCCAGATACGTTACGAACGTTTGTAAAAAAATGGTATGATATGTATGACTATGAAGAATTTGTAAATACTTTTCGAGGTAAGTATATAGGGAAAGATATGAGACATCCACTCTGGATAGCTCATATCCAGCGTCTTTTAAATACTACTATGGTTTATCCGGATGGATATACTGTGAAAGTAAAGCATCTACCTTTTCAGGAAATATTACGTGTAATTGACTATGCTGGTTATGAAATAGGTATGGCATCTTACGGGCATGGTAATGATACATTGTTAGGAATTTTTAAAAAGTATGGTAAAGAAGACTGGTTAATTTAAAAATTGAAATAATATAATATTATTCATAATATTATAAAATGTCGTTGAAAACCATCTCGATGAAAAATATCCGTTCTTTATACGCTCAGAAAGGTCATCTTTTCTACCGAGATAGATTAACCTTTTCTCAGCATTCAGCTCAATCTTTCTACTATGTAAAAAATTTCCAGAACCATTTTCTTCATAACAAAGAACACAGTCTGTTACTTTTAGCATCCACCTTCCATAACATCGGAAAAATGATTGACAAAAACTCTAATAGCCGCTTTTCCTCTGGTTTTCTACACATAAAAAGTTTCCCCTTACCTGTCTGCCAAACTGTATATCTAACAGATATGGCTAAACGCTATCTTATCACCGAAGATAAAAACTTACTCATTAAAAGCCCTTACATTCACAGGGAATTAGTCAACTTAGGATGGACCTTAAACCAAGGAGAAATTAGCCATTTTAAAATGGAGAAATATTATCCAATCTCTCTACGTGTAGCCGAAAACGATATCTGTGGACTCAAAAACAAAATTCACGATTTAACAGATGCTAACTGGTTAGAATTAGAAGCAGCGGTAGAAAATGTATTTCAAAGTTAATTTAAAAAAATATTTTCTATATATTGAAGCGAATACAATACTTGTATTCGCCTCTGTGGTCCAGTAGATAAGACATCCGCCTTCTAAGCGGGAAACCCGAGTGCGATTCTCGGCAGAGGTATTTTTAATGCATTTACACATTAAAAATTTATGATACCATTTCCGCTTTTATAGCCGGGTGAGAAACATAATTTTCTATATTTATATCTGAAAACTCTAAGTTCTCTAATTCTTCCAATGTTTTAATATCCTTTAGTATCAACTTTGGAAAAGAATAGGGAGTTCTCTTAATCTGCTCAGATGCTACAGAATAATGACTTTCATATATATGCACATCTCCTAAATTCATATGTAAATACCTAGGAGAAAGATTTGTAACTTTAGCGATCAAAGAAAGTAACAACGCCGAAGAAGCTATATTAAAAGGCGTTCCTAAAAATGTATCCTGAGACCTATTATAACAAGACATATCTAGATGCCCCTCAGACACGTAAAATTGTAACACTATAGAATGACAAGGATAAAGAACACCTTCTAGAGCTTGCTCTGGATTGAAATCGGTCATTATAATACGTCTCGAAAAAGGATCTTTAATAATAGTCTCTATAACATTTTTAAGTTGATCAACACCTTCCGTAATAGGTTTTCCAGTCATTTCATCATATTTGGCGTTAAAATAGCGCCATTGATAACCGTAAAGAGGACCCATAATTCCTTCCCTTCGTTCCTTCATTCCTAATTTATCTAAAAAGTCTCTAGAGGTATTTCCTTTCCAGATATTTACACCTTTCTCTTCAAGAATCTTAGAATCAGTTTCCCCCCGTAAGAAAAATAAAAGTTCCTCTACAATACCTCGGAAAAACATCTTTTTCGTTGTTAAGAGAGGAAAGCCTTCTCGGAGGTCGAATTTCATCGTTTTACCGAATAAAGATTTTGTTTGACCGTTTCGTGTTTCTCGAACCGTACCAACGGATAGTATTTCTTGTAAAATTTTTAGATATTGTTTTTCTTGCGTGTTTTCCGTTTTTTGTAAAACTTCGTAAGTAAATGTATCAAAGTACGTTTTTACACCTTTCCACTGAGGTGTTAAATATTCTTTGATATCGAAGTAAGTATCGCAAGGGCTATTATCTGGTATATGGGAAATGTGAATTTTATCTATCTCATTTTTATTGTATAACAGGGCTGTTTTATACGTTTCGGCACCTCCAGCTACAAATACCTTCTTTTCAGGATAGAAATATTTGGCAAAATCTAAAGCCATCTTAATAGTTGTAAATGTTTTGAAACATTTTTTCGTGTTAGATATTGTCAGTACAAGTCGGTTAGGTAATTCTAGAAGAGTTTCTGCTGTTTTTCGCCCGACGATAAGGATAGAGTTTTCTGTAAGTTGTCTAAAATGGGAGAGATCTGCTGGGCATCTCCAAGGTAGTTTACCGTTTATTCCAATCCCATTTTCAGGATTTACGGCAATTATAATATCAAACATTTTAAAGTTAAGTTTGACTTTATAAATTGAAAATAAAAAGTTTTCCTATTCTTTTTTAAATTCTCACATGAGTAAGGTAGAAGAAGATTGTGTTATTTGTTATGAAAAGTTAGAAAATGTCGCTCCGTTATCTTGTGGTCATATTATACATATTTCTTGTGTAAAAAAACATTTCAAGCCTGAATGTCCGCTTTGTCGAACAAAACTAAACATAGAAGTAAGCGGGACTTTTCCAGTGCCTAATATAGATTTTATCCCCGAAACAGACCGAAAAGAAAATAGAAATCACTCGGATGTTGAAGGCACAGATGACGAGGGAGAAGAGGAAGAATATGAGTATAGTCATAGTGAATACGAAGAAGGAGATCGTGAAGAGACATGGAGGAAAAAAGGATTTAATCATCCAGAAGAAGATGAAGAATGGGATGAGGAAAATCCATTTGGAGATGACTATAACTATGGATTATACTGAAAAAAATTGAAAAATTATTTTAAAACACACAATGTTTTAAAATGTCGTCGTTAACGTGCACCGAATATTCGGAAAAAGCGATTGTCGTTCGTGGGGATACCAAAGACTACAAAGAAGAGCTGAAACAACTAGGTGGAAAGTATAACGCAAATTTACGAGATGGTGCAGGTTGGATTTTTTCCAAAAAATCACAAGATAAGGTAAATGAATTTATTTCTCAGACATCTGCTAAGCCCTTTGCTAAGCGGTCTAGTACTGCTGTCGCTAAGCCCGCTGCTAAACCCGCTAAGGACATGCAAGAATTACTGCGTGAAATCGCTATGAAAAATATGGATGCAGAGGAGTGTTTAGATTTCATCGCTAATCTGACTCGTTTAGCATCACGTTCGAAGATTTCTACGATTGTTCGTAAAGTGCCTGTAGAAGAAGATGATCAAGAAGATGATGATGAACAAGAAGACAGCCAGGAAGAAGATGACGAACCAAAAATGACGCGAATGTTAAGTAATAAGTAAATTTTATTTTTTTATTATAATAAATCATGTCATTCTCGATAACTATTACTGCATTTCTTTTACAAGCGGGTATTCTTGTGTACGATATTTTTATGATACTATACTTGACTAAAGCTTCCAAGTGTGATCAATATTTAGATAAAAGTGATAGTCAGTTTCGTCAAGCTGCGTTAATACTTACTTATATTTCAGCTGGCATCTGCGGTCTCTCTTTATTATCAGGAATTTTAACAGGAAGTTTAAGTACGAAAAAAAATAAATCGTCTTTATATTAATAAAAATGTCTTTTCAGTTAAAAAATAACTTGCTTTGTCAGCAAATAATTCTACATGGGATGGACGTTCTTCAACCCAATGAAGGTGTTTTATACGTACAAAAGGGGGATAAATGCAGTTCGGTAATCTTTTCAACTACATTTTCTCCTAAAAGACAATGTACATTTTCAGTTCAAACTGGCAAAGGAGGCCTCTATCTCCTAAACAACTCTAGCTTAGTTTACATCGGCAATCTTTTTTTGAAACCCAATAAACTACATACTTTTAACATCGTCTACAAAGATAGCAGTTGGAAAATCTATTCTGATTCTTCTTATTCCGATAACAATATCGTAATAGAATGGACTACCTTTTTCAACTCTAAAGTTACCGGTGCTCCACCTTTATCTGCGCGAAAATACGCTATATTTATTAACGGCATTTACAACTCACTTTTAACACACACAACTATGTTTAAAGAAGCGGTTGTAAATGAAACTGCGAAAGCCCTTTCTACAAGTCTTCTTCCGGGTATAGTTACTTCGTCAGTTTACAGTAAGTATCCAACTCTTAAAAATGTAGATAAAACTACGGTAGAAGCTTTTGCGACATCTTATCTAAATACCCTTCCTATACCAGAAGAAGCAGTTTCGGCAACTTACATAATCCCTTCTCCTCATTCCCAGACACAGTGGTATGGAAGTAATCCTGTATTGCCTAATTGGAATAGTACTAATATTTCTTATTTAGCCAATACATATACAGACGCTACCCATGATCCTTTAAGTGGTATGCCAGCGGACTCTACAGATTTGCTAAAAGTTGTCCGAACAAGTGCTACAAATGAAGTAGCATATCACTTTGCTAACACACCTCCACCAGCTCATATGATAAACATCGCATGTACAATGTTATCGGACCGAGAATTTTCTCCTGTTGAAATGGCTAAAATTCTAAGTGTTCTCTCGATTGGAATAGCAGATGCTGGTATATATGCTTGGACCGCTAAATATACGCATTGGGGGGCCCGACCGTTTCAATATTTATCTGGATATAAGGCGTTAATAACAACTCCTAATTTCCCTGGGTATATAAGTGGGCATTCTACGTTTAGTGGTTCTTGGGATAAACTTCTTGGAATGCTAGTGCCTTCTTTAAGAAATATATCTGAATATATAGCAGACTTAAGTGGAATTTCTCGTCTTTATGGAGGTATTCATTTTTCGGATGATAATACGACTGGGTTAAGTGCTGGAAGATCTATAGGCGATTCTGTTTACAAAGAATTGATGACAGAGATAAATAATACACAGGCTTTTTTGTAATTTTATAAATCTTTCTAGATTTATAATTTATTATACACTGAGTTCAATACTTTGTAAAGTTCCAGAAGAGTAGTTTGCAGTGATTGTCATAACAACAGAATTTACACCGTTAAATATCACCAAACTATTTGAAATGGGATTTCCACCACCTGGGTTAAATTTCAGGTAGTTATAAGTAGCGCTATTTGAGCTAAATGTAACTGTCTGTGTAGGAGGAACGGCTAAAGGGAGGTAAATTAAGGTTACATTAGTTACATTAGTAACTCCGCTTATTTTGTTTGAAAAGCCGAAAAGAGATTCTAAATAGGTAATGAATTCCATTGTATCTACACCGAAAAAGATGGTTTGATTTGTAGATAAAGTGTTGGCGAATTGAATTGTGTTATTTTGAGAAGCGATGCTATTTTCAAATTGAGATAAGCTTAGGTAATTATAGGTGTCCGACATTGTAAATAATCCATTATAATTTTTTTTTCTAGCGTTAAGAGTACCATTTACTACAATTTGGGTTTCATTTCCAACTGAAGTGTCACCTGCTAAATTGTTGAATGTAGTGTTATAAATTCTACTCATTTATATATAGAAAAATATTCTCTTTAGTAAATATAAATGTATCGAAATATTTTAATTACAACATCATACGTAGCTATTATAATAACATTAATAGTATTATCGATTCTTATAGCGAAAGAAACTGATAGAGATAGCCAAAAATACAAACGAATGGAAACCTCTCGTTATGTATTACTGGCTATACTTGGTGTATATACGATAGGTATATTAATTTATTTTACAAGTAAACATGCTAAAGAAAAAATATTAGCAAAGCGTGTAAAACGTATCATGTCAGCACCAAAGAGTAAGGAAAATGACGCAAAGTTCGATAAACTATGTGACAAGCTTTTCCGCAAGAGACCAGCTCTTTATGAACAGTTTAGCGACATGAAAAAGACGAGATCTAAACAAGAAGTAAGGACATTGTGTGGAAATCATGCTAAAAATATTTTAGGAATGAAAGTTTAATTACATAGCACATACAACGCATCCAACATTATTACAATTATTTTCTATTTTTGTATATCCAGAACTATCTGTATATACAACTCTGCCATTACATGTAGCTACACATGTTCCATTTTCGCAAGATGAATTGATGCTAGTACAGCCTGCTGGATCATTAGTTCTCCATACTTCTGTGCCATTGCGACAGCTTGGCGGCGATTGAGTTCTTACCTCTCCGGGGGTGCAACAAGCTATGCATTTTCCATTTGTGCATAGGGTAGAAAGTTCTCCACATTGTCCCGAAAAAACTTCATTTCCAGAACAATATAACTTGTCTGTTTCTTTCCCATTTTCATCTACACTTCTTGTTTCTATGAATGGACATGCTTGTCCGCCTGAAGATGGCCATACTTTATTAGACCCTTCTGGACAAGTGGGAAGAGGTGGTTCGGGAGGAGGTTCATTTACTTTACAGCAAACAACACATTGATCTTTGTTGCATTTAACACTTGTATCATCACATAGTGCTCTACTGACAATTTCTTGGTTATCACATTTTATGGTTACATTTCTGTTAGAAGTAGTTACACTAGGCATAGAAGAGCATTGTCCTTGCCATATACCTGTTCCGCTGCTACATGATAGTATAGGTCTTGGAGATTCTGAACATGATGATGCGCAATTTCCTTCATTATCGCAATTAACTCCTATTTTTCCACATACATTTTTGTTTGCAAATACGATTTTATTTTTGCAAGATATAGAGCAGTTATTATTAGCATCGCAATTTCCTGATGCAGTTGAATCACATTTTCCAGTCCATATAGAGTTAGATGAAGATGTTGTTGAAGTTGAAGATGATGAAGACGAACTAGAATTTAGTTTGTAAATAATATACCCTATTAATGCGAGTATTAGAAAGATTAGTACAATTACAAGTATCATTTATTATAAATTGAATTTTATAATAAAGAAAATAGATTTATAAAAACATGGGAATCAAACATTTCTGGAGTTGGTTTAGGTTAAAATTTAAGAATAATATTTCCGAGTTGAAAAAATCGGAAACTTTAGTGCAGAATAATATTTTCATCGATAATTTTATGATTGATATGAATGGGCTTTTTCACACATCTGCTCAGAAAGTATATGAATATGGAAACTTTAAGAGAAATAGATTGTTAACTACTTCTAAACCTGTAAAAATTAATAATTTTTCTCAGCAAATGAAACTCTTTAAAGATGTTTGTGAGACCGTCGATAAAGCGTTGGCGATTGTAAAACCTAGAAAACGCTTAATTCTTTGCGTAGATGGTCCAGCTCCTCTTAGCAAGCAGAATCAGCAACGCAAACGACGTTTTATGAGTGCGCAGACAAATGATAGTGTGTTTGATAGTAATTGTATCACTCCGGGTACAAAGTTTACAGACCACTTGACAAAATATATTGATTGGCATATTAGAAAAAAGATTTCTGAGAATGACGAACTATGGAAAGGAATTGAAGTGATTTTTTCGAATGAAAAAGCACCGGGAGAAGGAGAACATAAGCTGTTTAATTATCTCCGTAAGTATGGAGATAAGGAGGAGTCTTATTGTATTCATGGTATGGATGCGGATCTTGTTATGTTATCATTGGGTACACATATGCCTAAATTTTTTATTCTTAGAGAAGAGCCGATGAGATCAGCGGTAGAATTTTACGCTATAGATATCGGTAGTGTAAGGCAAGATATGTGTGATATTATGAAATGGGATGAGGAAAAGGGGAGAAAGTTTAGTAAGGAGAGTGCGATAGATGACTTTATTTTTATGTGCTTTACGGTAGGAAATGATTTTCTTCCTCATATTCCTGGTATAGAGATTATTGAAGGGGCCATTGATTTTATGTTAGATGTGTATAAAAACACGTGTGTGAGTTATGGTCATTTAACGAGAAAGACCGATAAGGGTGTGAAATTTCGCCGTCGTTCTTTTTCTGTGTTTCTAGGGACTGTATCTCAGTATGAAAAAGGTGTTTTGGAGGATAAATTAGGGCATAAAGATAGATTTTTTCCAGATCCTTTGTTAGAGAATAATTCCACTTATGTAAAGGGTAAGTATGAATTGGATATCGTTAAGTATCATAAAGATTATTACGCTAAAAATCTCAGTGAGATAGAGAATAAGGAAGAGTTATGTCATGAATATTTAGATGGAATGCAGATGGTGTTGTCGTATTATTTAGAAGGAAATACGGATTGGTATTGGCGTTATCCTTATCATTATGCTCCTTTTGCGGATGAAATTTCTGAGTATATAAAAACCTACAAGTTTAAGGTGAAAGTAGAAACAAAACCAGCAGAGCCATTTATCCAACTTCTTTGCGTGCTTCCTCCTAAGAGTTCGGAACTTCTTCCTTCGCCTTTAAACACGCTTTTGAGTTCTGATAGTTCTCCGTTGGCTAGTTATTGTCCTAGTGATTTCGAGGTAGACTTGAGTGGGAAAAGGCAGAGTTGGGAGGGTATCGTGCTTTTACCGGTTATTGACTATGAGAAAGTGAAAGAATGTTATAGTCAATATATTGGGAAAGTGGATGAAAAGGAAAGGAAGAGAAATATGATTGGAAAAAGTTTTGTTTATTTCAAAGGTAGTAAAGAGTTTGAGTTCAAGTCGTTCTATGGGGATTTTACCTGTAGTGTTGGGGTGAGGGTAATTGAGTTATAAAATTATTTTACAATTAATTTTATAACATATTTTTATAGGTTTCGGAATAGGTTGTAATTTTGCATTCTGCATCTGCGCATTTAGAAAGCCAATTACACACACCTTTTCCTTTTTCGTAATGGCATATATTATCGTCGAAGAAAGCGGGTTTTATGAGTATGCCCCATTTAGGTAGTTTAGAAGGGTGTGCATAGATAATTTTATTTTTGTGTTTATTACTTTCATCTATTATTTTTTCGATAAAGTCGTGACCGTATATCATGTAAGGTTCTACGATTATGATTTTGGTTGTAGCTTCTGGTTCTCTGAGTACGGAAGAGATTAGATTTCCAGCATTTTCATAGTCTTTACTGTATCCGTAGACAGAGAGTACTTTTTTGAGATTTTCTGGAACTTTTTCTAGGTACTTGTCTGGTATAGTTAGGGCTATATCATCTACTCTGACAGTTTGGTCTAGTATAGAGTTTATGAAAGGTTTTAATTTGGATAGTTGGGCTTCGTTTGCGGTAAAGCAGACTACGACACGATCTTTATCGGCTTTTTCTAGTTTAGGATAGTCGTGTATGTAAGATTCGGTAGAGTTTACGTGTAATGCGATATATCTAGTTATGCCGTTGTAGGAAAGAAAAAGATAGATTAAATAGAGTATAGAAAAAATAAGAGAAATAATTTGAAATAATCTTTTACTCATTTATTAATATAGAAATTTTCATTAATAAAATGATAACAGTGCGAAATAAAAAGGAGAATATAGAAAATGCAGATGAAAAAGTAGTTTTTTATCCAGATGTTTTTCAGGGAAAAATTATCAACTCTGTAGTTAAAAATCTTGATGCACGTTCTATTCTCAGTCTTAGCGTTGGGTTAGCGATGCTTACAGGAAAAGTATACAAGCCTAAACGAACAGACGAACATGGTTCAAAAGCTATCGTAGTATTATCGGATAATGATACGTTTAAAATATCTAAAAATTCAGAAATAAAATCGGTTCCTTGTCAGGCTGGGTCTGTCTTTATTTTAGGAAGTTTATTTAGAAAAGAATGGAATTGTGTTTTGCCAAAGTCTTGTTTACAGCTATATGAAGAAAACTATCTTCCCGATATTTACCTGAATACAAAAAAACGTCTGAATTACAGCAAAGATATAGGCACTGTTTTAGAAAAATTAAAAGTACAACCATTATGGTTACAATATCCAAAAAATATTTTTAATATGGAACTTATAGGTAAAGGTTGTTATGGAAATGTTTTTAAATGTGGGTACCAGTCACGTATGTTTGCTTTGAAAATTTCTAAACTAAAACCAGAGTCTGTAAACTATCCATACGATACTTCATTTTCTTGTTGGCATGAAGTATTTTTTCTAAAGCAGATTTTCAAGTCTTTAATCGGTAATCGCATCTGTCCGAATCTTCCTTTTCTCTATGACTCATTTACTTCTGATAAATGTGAGTTAGTTATAGATAATAAGAAAACTGTCTGTCCAGGTGTAATTACCGCTGTAGAATTAGCGAGTGGAGATTTGAAAACTTATTTACAAAAGACGAGGAGTATAGAAGAGTTGTATTCGGCACTTTTTCAAGTAATGGCAGCTTTACATTCTATACAATATTATGCGCAGATTATGAACTTTGATGTGAAGAAGGAAAATGTTCTTTATTACGATGTTGTAGAAGGAGGTTATTGGTGTTATATTATCAGAGGGAAAAAATATTATGTTCCTAATTATGGAAAATTATTTGTTCTTAATGATTTTGGAATATCTAGAACAATGTCTCCTAAGTACCCTCTTTATAAAAATAAACAGCAAAAGACATTTCGCTTGGGTTCTAGATATGCTATAGTACATAATGGTCGTTTTATGCCTTTCAATACAGTTAACGAAATAGATGAAAATGGGGATGAGGCAAAGTCTGGAAAAATAAAATGGCCTACCTTTAGCTCGAGAGGTTCTGAATTTAGAATGAAGAGAAAAGAAGGGACACTTATACCTTTAGATGTAAAGTTGCATCCAGATGTGAAAAAGAGGTTAGTAGGAGTAGATATATTTTCTTTGGATTTTTTCAATAATTCAGAAGTGTTTCCACCTTTTGAATTTTATAATGATACACAAGATGCAATTCGGATGTTTATAGGAGGGAAAAGAACGACGCAAAAAGGGTATCATAAGGTATATGCAAAGTTGCCGAAAAAATTTGTAAATGAGCTTTCTGGATATGTTGGAAAGGGTGAAAGTATGAAAGATAAAATATTTTCGGATGATCCAGCGCAAGTTTTGGCAGGGTATTTTATCGAAAGTTTTTTTACAAATTATTTAGTAAAACCACGAGGAAAGATTTTAGAAACTTATACAATATCTTAATTATTTTATTCTTTTTCTTCTTCAATAATAACTAATTCTTCTTTTAACTTCTTATCATTCTTTCTGTAAAAATTATCAAGGTCAAAAGAATCTCTGAATAGAAACTTAACACCCAACGTCTTTTTAAACGCTTCTAAAGACGTCGTTGAACCCTTCAGTCGGTTAGGATCTACTCCACATTTAGTGACTAAATAGCATGCTAGCATATTTCTATTTATCGCGGGAACCCATTTTACTGGATAACTTAGTCTTGTCCATCCCATAAATGGTACCGATGTAAAAGATTTAACCGGATCAGTGTCATAATCAACTGTAAAGGAAAAATCTATTAATACAGCTGGTTTACATGTAGATGCTTTTTCGCCCATGCATAATGTCATATTATCAGGCTTGAGATCCCCGTGAACAATTTTAAACCTATCTAATGAGTCTGCTGCTGCCATCATAGACTCGATATCAAGATCGGTAAAATTTTTTCCTTGGGATTCAAATAGAGTCTCATAATTTATCCCAACCCTTTCCATGAGCAGATAAACAATTCCTTTGCATTTCCACCAGTCTTTGATCTTTGGCCCAATCCCTAGTTTATTTACACATTCTTGTGCCTCGATTTCGCGTCGAAGGTGAGTTTTTACATTTTCTTGTAAGAGACTAGTATCTATGCTTTTGATTACGTAGTCTTCACAAGACTCCTTACATGCCTTTGTTTTGATGCAAACAGACCGTACAGTACTCCAAACTCCTTTACCAATATCTTCTCGGATTGAACGACCATATTGAGCATGGTATTGTTCACATGAGTCACGATTTAAGTTGCGAATATAGAGAGAGTCTAATTCTTGATGCCTATCACAGCGGCTCCCAAGAGAAACCCTCTTTTTACACGGAGTACCCTTAATAGTAGGAAATCCACAATCGGAGGCCATTTTATATAGTAGGTTTATAATCGTTTTTAATTTCATTTTTGCCTAACTTTTCTAATATATCTATCTAAAATCACAATTTTATCTCGCATAAGATAAAATGTCTATTTCATATCACGGTATTGTCGGATATGGAAGTGGTCGTGTTTCTCTTCCATCTGTCGACACTTGGGGAAACAATATGAATATTCTTAGAGACCCTCCTAAGTCCATTTTCACTAGAAAAATTGATAAAGTCAGCGAAACTTCTGAAATCACCCAAATGATTCAAGACTCCGGTGATAGAGCTTGTGAAGCCATTAATGTCTATGCTCGTGGTGTTAACCCTATGGTGTCTGTTTCTTACGATAATTACGGCAACAACGGTGGTCAACGTTCAGGAAATCTTTCTCAACAAGGCTTAAATGCTGGAGGAGGTAGTGGCAGACAAGCTTACCTTCCTTATCGTATTATGGACAAAGGTGCTTTCCGTCCTCCTATCAGAGACCAAAGAGATCTTCTTCCTCTTTCTCGTCTTCCTCGAGTCTGGACTTCTTCCTTTTCGCAGCCTGGTTTTGCTGACTTTAGTAAAAAGGCTATGTGTCCTTCGGATATAGGTGAAGATTATAGAGGTGTGAAATCTGCAGAACAGATGCTTAAAGGGTGTGTTCGTCCTACGGCAACTTACCAGATAGAAACGCCTGTTTTAGAAAATTATGAAGTTAAATATGTTATTAAAAATCCCGTTAGCGTTCCCGCTTTTAGCGGTATACAACCTAACGCCAAATTTAATGGAGAAGTTGGACAGCCTGTTAAGGAAATACAAACTCCTCTTCGTACCGAGCTTAACATTAATAATGTGGGTGATTACAAGAAAGAGGTAGATACACGTAACTTTTCTACAGAAAAGTATACACACGAGGTATTACACAGCGATGTTAACTCTAATATGTCTCAGAATAGAGCTACTACAAGTATAGATGAGTTGTATGGTGTAGATACTGAAAATAGGACTAAAAAGATACATAATGTTAACTATGATACAATTCAAACAGGGTATGAAAAATACGAATATATACATTCTGATATAGATTTGGAAAGAGTTTTACCATACCATGAAGCAAGAACAAACATAGGACATAATATTCACAAAAAGACGGAAAATCAAGTTACAGAACGAACGTATGTCCAGAATAGACCTACTCCAGAGGTATTTTCTAATGTAGGAAGAGATATACAAAGTGTGGATAATATTAGTTCGAGAAGATATAATCTCAGACCTACAATCACAGCGGGTAGTATGGAGGCTGTGCCAACGATGCCAACGCTTTACAGAGAGAATAATTTGGAAGGCTTCGATATACAGAAATCAAGAATGAGACAGAATATTTACGAAATGCAACAAGATCGTAATCTTTCTCTAGGAAATATCCCATATAGTGTTCCAGAAATAGCTGTGTAAAAATTTTTTTTGTTATAATGTATAAATGAAACTTATATATTATATTATATGTTTGGTATTATTTTGCGTGGCTATAGGTACTTCTTTTTGGTCGGTTTTACATGTAGATACAACTTTATCTGAAGATATTAGATTTAAGTATGACTATAATTTAGGTCTGTGGAACGGGTGTATTAATAATAAATTGTGTACTTCTGTTCCTGATAAAACATGGACAGAATTTCCCAATGATAGTTTTCTAGCTTGCAGATGGTTATCTGTTGTATCTGCAGTTTTAGTATTTATTGGCGTAATAATGTTAAAGCAATCTAAGAGATCTGCGATGTTATTGTTATTGGCTGGTGTGTGTGGTCTAGTAGTTTCTATCTTATGGTATGTAAAATTTAAAAAATTAAAGTTTTATTCTGGACAAGAAGCTGTTGATGCAGAACTTGGTTATTCATTTATTTGCAATTTAGTTGGAGCTATTCTTGCGGTTTTATCTGGATTTTTTCTTATGTCTAAATAAAATTTTTTTCTTATAATAAATGTCTAATGAAGTTATCCATCTACTTTGCATAGTAGCATTAGTGTTGCAAGTTACCGCTATTTCTACAAAAAAATGGTCCGTTATAGATCTGAAAAATGAAGACTTACTAGCCTCTATTGTTGGAGAATTGCCTTCTGATTTTGATTCAGAAGGCAGTATAGGCTTGTGGAAAGCATGTGGTAACATATGGGGAAGTGTTAATGATGTTTCGGGAAATGTATGTGGCTGTGTAGATTTACCTGTTGAATCCTGGGAGTCGTTCCCTAAACGTAGCTTACACGTAGTTAGATTTTTTTCGATTCTAGGAGCTATTCTTATGTTAGTTGGATTAGTCTATCTTATGTTTATGAAAAAATCTAAAAAATCCGCAGCAACTTGTCTTCTTCTTGGAGGACTATGTTCTCTTATCGCCACAATGGTATGGTATAATAACTTTTTAGAAGTCAAACTAAATGTTGACCAGGTAACTGTAGCTACTGTACAGATGAGTCTTGGCTATTCATACTACTTAAACTTATTTGCATGTTTATTAGCTTTAGGTTTGGGTGTAAGCTGCTTAGGAAAAGGCAAAGGTAAACAGTAATTATTATATGTTTACATATATAATAATTTAGACACAGTTTGATTTATATTTTCGGACATATGCTCCACCATAACACCAGCATATTTCTTCACCTGGCTTTATATCTCTTAAAGCGACAAGTTTGTAAACCATAGTATCACCAGGTTTAACTTTATCTCTATTTTTATAATTTCCTTTTAAATTTATATCCAAATATACATTTTCTTTTTCTTTTCCAGATGGTTCATTGCTAAAATAAGCCCAGTAAGATATATTTCCTCTAGGCTTATGTAAACTTCCTGCATATATATCACCGATAAGGGTACGAGAAAGCTGATCTTTTTTAGTGTATATAGACATTGTGTACATTCTATTTTTCTGTGATTTAAACTTATCGTCGTCTCTATTCACAAGAAATTTATAATAAGCTACTACATTTCCTTTTTTTATAGGCTTTTTAGCGAAAAGAGAAACTCCTTTATAGTTCTTTTTTAAAGTTACCTTTAAATTACTACCCCCTGCATTTTTTTTAGCATATTTGTAATTAAATACCGTAGATTCCATTTATTTAACTATTTAATAATAAAAATACAGTTATAAAATGGATATGGCAAATATTCAGATGATTGAACAGCCCAATAATCTAGGTGTAAATCTATTTGTTCATCAATTAGCAAGTGTACACGCTATGGAAAAAATAGAAAGAGACCGATTCGTATTCGACGTAAATAATAATAAAATATACACAGATATCGCCTTTAATGCAGACATAACTGGATACGGTAAAACTATATCTATGGTAACTCTAGTTCTTCGCGATAAAATGGAATGGGACACTAAAAAAGATTATGAATTTGAAATGATAGATTCTCACGCTTGTCACCATGTAAAAATAGTAAAAACCTTAAAAATTCCCAAAAATAATACAACTCTTATATTATGCAATACCTCAATCGCTCATCAATGGATAGATGAATTTTCCAAAACAGATCTTTCAGTCACAAAAGTAACTACCCGAAATTCCGCTCTCTACGTAGATATTGAAGACTATGATGTTGTAATCATAACTCCTACCTATTTTAACTTTTTTGTCGACAGATACCACAATACAGCATGGAAACGCTTCATTTACGATGAACCCTCTACTGTCCGTGTACCTTCTATGCGACCTATTCACACCGGATTTACATGGCTAGTCTCCGCAACTCCAGATGACATATACAGACGCCATCGCTCCTGTACTAGAAGCTACTTTTCTAACATCATCAGAGATAGACCATTCTTTAACATTATTCGCCCTTATATTACCGTAAAAAATGACGATAATTTCGTGAGACAATCTTTCTTAATGCCTCCCACTCGATACATATCCCATAACTGCCAAGACACAATCTACAGAGCCGTACACGGTATTGTTAACGATAGAATCTCCAAAATGATAGAAGCCGGTCATATACTAGGTGCAGTTCAAGCGTTAGGAGGAAAGAAAACAGACAATATAGTAGAACTAGTAAAGAAAAATAAACTAATAGAATTAGAAGAAATACAGAGCAAAATAAAGATATGGACTCTCAGAAATGACGAAGAAAAATTAAAAGAGTGGAATGAAAAAGAAAAATCTGTACTTGTACAAATAAAAGATTTAGAAGCACGTTTCAACCAGATCCTAACTCAAGATTGTTCTATCTGCTACGACAAGATAAACAAGCCTATTATGGAACCCTCTTGCCAAAATATCTTCTGTGGCTGCTGTCTCCTGACATGGCTACAGGATAAAGGCAATTGCCCGTTATGTAGAAGAATCGTCAAAAAGGAAGAGCTTGTTTACATACACGAAAAAGAGGAGGAAAAATATCCAGAAGTTAAAAAGGACGAGGAGGAAGATGTAGTGAAAAGTAAAGAAGATACGATTATAGATATTATAAAAGAGAAAGAAGATGGAAGATTTATTATTTTTTCTCAATGGGATGACAGCTTTGATAAAATTAGATTAGCTTTGAAAACGAGTGGTATAGATTTCGTAGAAATTAAAGGTTCTATTCAAGCTAGAGAAAATCGGTTAGATGAATTTCGGAGTGGAAAAGTGAAAGTAGCTTTTCTAAATTCTAGAACAGATAGCTCTGGAATCAATATGCAACAAACTACAGATATCATACTGTATCATACTATGGATGAGCTAACGCGTCAGCAAATTATCGGAAGAGCTAATCGCATCGGTAGAAAGGAACCGCTCTTTATTCACACCTTATTATCAGTTTAATTTTATACGTATGTTGTATAAAATTAGGATTTTATTTCCTCCTTTTCTTCATCTACAAATAAATCTGGGCAATTATCTCGAAGACTTGTTATCTTGGAAGCTATATTTTCTACAATAACATCCATATCACAACAGAACTTTGTGTCGTCGTTATATGTGTACTTAAGATTTAGAATACCTTGTCTAGCTTTAACTAGGTCAGCGACAATCCCTCTAGAAACAAGAATATTTCCATGGTTATTGTAATGCTCTATTATCTCAAATGACCGTGTAATCACATCTTTAATAAATTTCAGAGCATTTGTTCGATTGTCAGGATATATAACACTACGAGATATCTTTGTCATCAGAGTATTAGGCTGACGATTCACATGGCGAACATTAATCTTCTCATCCTTCTGTATATGTCCAATAAATTTCAAACGAGAAATTACTTCTTCATGACTTTCCATACAAACAGAACCTATATGATTAGTTATTACTATATCTTTTAGATGTTTTAATCCCACCGCTGCTAACGTGTTCATTTATTATAACTTTTTATTTTATAAGTAGCTCATCTCAAAAATATATAGGTAAAATAAATATCTAGTATTAATCCAGATATACTAAATAGGAGCAAAATATACTCTACTCTATTCTTATTTTTTTTCCTATAAAAATAAACTGTTGACAGGAAAAAAAACGGTATAGCAATTATATCACCAATATGACTGAGATCTACGTTTTTCATTTATTTTTAGAAATATTATAATAAATGAATCATTACTATGGCAATATCGAAAAACAAACTGTAAAAAATAATTTCTACCGTAAAGTTATCTTTACTACCAAAACTATGCAACTTGTTCTTATGTCTATCCCACCCGGTGAAGAAATTGGCTCTGAACGACACAAGAAAACCACGCAATTTATTCGCGTAGATTCTGGTAAAGGACGCGCCGTTATAAACAACAGAACACACCGTTTATCAGACGGCTATGCCTTAATCATACCACCCAAGCAGAAACACAACATAATCAACACGGGAAGAAAACCGTTAAAAATATACACAATATATTCTCCTCCCGAACACCCAAAAAATAAAAAAGAAAACCTACTTAAGATATATTATGTCTAAACTTTGTAAATATAAAGATAGTTTAGGAATTTCCGGAAAAGGTATTCATTCTTACAGAGTTTTCGATATCGCTATAGTAGATCTTATGATGACAATTATAGCGTCTTATCTAATAGCACGTATTTTTCACTTCTCATTTTTATGGACATTTATCGTTATTTTTATTATAGGTGAAATTCTTCACTATATTTTCTGCGTTCCTACAACAGTTATACGGTTTATAACGGGAAAAAAAAGAGTAGGTCCCTTTCTGCACAATTATTCTTAAAGGTCCCTTTCTAACTACCTCTATGGTGTTTCGATGTCTAAGACATCATCGTCTTCTGTTTTAGAGATAGACATAATACAAAGACATATAAACAGCCAGATAAAAGATAGGAATAGAAAAATGAATGAATATGCTCTAGCTGTTTCTGTTTCACGTAGAAACGTAAATATTATCGCACATAATACACTCATAAAGAGCGAAAAGCAAGAAAAGTCGTTCATTGTCTTAAAGCATAACTAAAAAAAGATTAGAAAATCAATTTTACTATTAATAAATGGATGTAGCGTTATTACTTATATTAGTGTTTATATTTTGTTGCATAACAGGAATAGTTATTGTAAATGTAGTAATCCTTTCTAAACAAAAAAATGATGATATACCTCATATGGGTATATATACCGGATTAATATTTCTAACAATTTTCTTTGGTCTAGGATCTTTCTACTTAATTGGTAAGTTAGTAATGTATGAAACAGACTCAAGTCTAGATGGGTTATCTCGTGCTATATCATTATTATCTGGTGCGTTAATTCTTGCGTCATTATGCTGTATAGGTTATTATAGTGTTGATAAATATCGCAAAAATATGTTATCGTGGGAAAAACAATTTTTCATCATGACTAATATATTTTTTGGTATACTTGGAGTCTTTGGTTTTGGACTAACACAATAGTTTAACTTTCAGAGAAAGTTAAAATAATTTACTTACCACCATTAAGGTAATAAGAGATAATATAAAAGGGGGCAAAAATTAAAGCCAAAACAAAATGAACTATCTTATCGTTTACACCATCTATCTTATCCGCTAACATTAAAGCCCATATAACAAGCATAATCATAAATATCAAAGAAACTAGTCTTAAAAATCTCGAAGGCCTTTCCTTCTTTTCCACATACTTAACTGCCCCTTCAAAAGCATCATTGAATTTATCTTGCGAGTCACATACACTATTAGACATTTATTATTTACAGATAAAATTTAATCACACAAAAAAACTATAAAGATAACCTAATATACCTCTATTCTGTGCTGGAATCTCCGCGCTAGGCTCTGCGATATGCTCTACAATAGGCTCTGCGATATGCTCTACAATAGGCTCTACAATAGTCTCACTAGTCTCTACAATAGGCTCTGCGATAGTCTCACTAGTCTCTACATTAGGCTCTACATTAGGATCTACATTAGGCTCTACATTAGGATCTACATTAGGATCTACATTAGGATCTACATTAGTCTCACTAGTCTTTGCAATAGGCTGTGTGTTATCTCTTTCATCCGATTCTACTTGTTGTTCTACCTGTTCTTTGATTTTTTCCAAAGTTTCCATTACTGTAGCTTGTTTTTGGATTTTTATAAGTTTTCTTTTAGCTTTCTTTCTATCTTGTTTTCGAGACTTCTTTCCGCTTTTTTTAACACAGCTAGTGCAAAATTCTACCTTACATTGAGGACACTGGTTAGCGCTGTTCATTTATTATAGAAAATCTATTTTAAAATCTATTTTGTTACTACGATTAACCATTTATAATCAGGCGTGTTTATACACGAAACTTTAAGCGTAGAATTACCCAACTTGTAGATAGGACAATCTGCAAGAAATGTACATATATTTCTGTTTGATTTCTGTGCCATTTCAGTCATATCGCCAATCGATATATTTAATGGCTTAGACAGAGCCTCGTTATTCACGCAAAAAAGAGTAACCATTATATTATATTCTAGTATAATATAATTTTTCAATTGCCTAAATATATTTTAAACTTTTTCCTCAGTCTTTTCCTCAGTCTTTTCCTCAGTCTTTTCCTCAGTCTTTTCCTCAGTCTTTTCCTTAGTCTTTTCCTCGGTCTTTTCCTCGGTCTTTTCCTCAGTCTTTTCCTCAGTCTTTTCCTCAGTCTTCCAAATGCAACATTTCTTATATTTCTTATCACTTCCACAATTACATTTATCGTTAGGTTTTTGTTTAGGCTTAGATTCCTGCTTCTTCACAAGTTGAGATTTTAGACGCTTAGCATTTTTCTGGAGTTTTTTAAGGTCTAATCCAAGGTCTCTGACAATCTGTGTCGCTTGATTTTGATTCATATTCTGAGGGTCCTTGATTTTTTCGGCAAACTTTTGCAGGCCTTGCATCTGCGCTGGCGTAAGATCTTCTAAAAGAACATTTAGAGATCTCAAGATTCCTTCCATTTTATATTATCTACACCATATTTTAAGTTTTATTTATAAAGTTTCCAGACCCATGTAAAATCTTATGCACAACCGTTTTCAAATGCGTCATATTAAAAGGCTTTAGTAAAAAATATTTTATTCCTATATCTCTACACCTTTCTCTATCCGTTTCTAAAACAGACGCTGTTATAACTGCTATTTTTGGAAAAGAATAGTTATTCATCCTAACATGTTCCGCCACCCCGAAACCATCCAATTTCGGCATTTTCAAGTCCAAAAGTAACATATCATACGGCTTCCCATCCCTAAATTCCTCGTCAATTCTAGAAACCGCATCTTCTCCATTTTGCACCGTATCTATATTTTTATAACCCATACTATTTAACATCTTAATCAGCATATCAGAATTATATGAAATATCCTCCGCGATAAGAATCTTAATTTCCCGTTTAGGCACCGCTGGTTTTTCAGAAACTTCATTAAGCTGAAACTGAGTCACATCATTCTTACTTATCGTTTTTGATAGTATATCCAACAATTTCATCTTCTCAACAGGTTTAGTTATGACGTAATCGAAATTCATACACTCCACTCCTTCCGATAACGCAATAAGAGGCGTATCTGGATCCATATCTCGTATTTGTTTCGCCAGATCTGAACCAGACATATCAGGCATTGAGATATCTATTAAAGCAGCAGAAAAAGGATATCGTTTCGACATTAGCATACGCATCGTTTCTTTTGACGATGAACAAACTATAGGTCTTATACCATAATCAAACAATATTTCTGCTAAAAGTAAACGATTATCCACATCACTATCAGCGACAAGTATGTATTTCCCTTTTAACGCTTCGCTATTTTTTTCTACGTATTTTTGAAATTGTTCATAAGGTTCATATTTTATAGAAAATGAAAACACCGAACCATGCCCTTTTTCACTCTCTAAAGAAATCGTTCCTCCAAGAAGTTCAACAAGCCGTTTGGAAATGGCTAGACCTAGACCCGTGCCATTTTTCGTCAAAGATTCTTGAACCTGAACAAAAGGGTTAAATAATTTTTTCTGGTCCTCTAAGGTAATACCAATCCCATCGTCTTCTACTGTACACGCGATAGAAGAGCTATCTTTAGGTGATATGGAAACGATAATTCTACCGTTTTGAGGCGTGAATTTATTTGCGTTAGAGATAAGATTGATAAGTATTTGGGTTAGTTTTTGCTTATCGGTTATAATGTATTCGGGGAATGCTTTATCCACGATGTATCTACATTTTTGGCGTTTTTCTTTTATCCGATAACCAATGGCTGAATCAACCTCTTCGATAACCTCTTTAAACGAGAAGCATTCGTTGTTTATTTGTGCCTTGCCGGTAGTTAGTCTAGAAAAATCTAGTATATCATTAACAAGTTCTACAAGTTGTATACAGCAGTGATTCGCGGATTCTAAGTACATTTTTTGAGTTTTATCAAGTTTAGTTTTAAGAAGTAGTTGCGTGTATCCAAAGATACCGTTTAAGGGAGTTCGAATTTCATGGCTGAGATTAGATAGAAAAAATTGGGCCGATGATTCTTTATTTTCCATTTATATTTATAGGGGATTTATTTCATCCGAAACAATCTAGCCATTTCATATCGCATTTTACCATCTGAATACTTAGTCAGGTCTACATTCGTTTCTGTTTTTACAGTAGATAAAGGTGCTTGTTGTTTAATCTTTGTTTCTATATTATTTTCTTTTGCAAATCGTATCCACTCTTCGTATATCTCATCTGTCACCAGAGGTGACCCTGAAAATAGTTCATCATAAGATGTAGATATCCATTCAAGATATTCACCTGCGTTGACGCGGTCATCTCTCTGTAGGCTAAGTTGCCGTTTGATGTTATTTTCTAGGGATGAGTATTTAGCGGCAGCGGTCTTGTAGGAAATAGCTTTTTCTCCAAACTCAGAGAATTTTATTACAGCGGAAATGACACCGCTAAGAAAGGAAAAGACAGTGACTAGTATGTCTAGGGTAGGTAAGTTATCTCCGTTAGAAACAGCAGATAGGATACCGGAGACAGGACCTATAATAATAGAAGTGTACATAAGGATATTGTATTTGAGTTCATTTTTCTTTACAGAGAGTATATTCATCCACTTGTAAGCAAGGCAAGAATCACCGATATCTTTTATGGTATTTTCTATGGAGTCGCTCCAAGTTGAAGTTGTGGTGTGAAACTTTTCCTCTTCCATTTTATATTCTATTCTGTAAGTTTTTAAGTTTTTAGAAAATGAAAAAACTTTTCATTTTACAATATATTGAAAAATGTGTTCAGATAGAGTTTTATGGATTAATTCTTTTCCTAACCTTAAAAAAGAATGGAATTGGCGAAAAAATAATAAACTTAAATTATACCCTGAAAAATTATCATCTAGTAGTAATAAAAAAGTATATTGGATATGTAGTAAAAATCCTCATCATGAATGGGAATCAACAATAAATAGTAGAACAGGAAAATTTAAAAGTGGATGTCCTTGTTGTGTAAATAGAAAAATATGTTGCGACAATGGTTGTAATTCAGTTTATTTTTCTAACCCTAAATTACAAGATGAATGGGATGCTCAAAAGAATGGAGAGATGAAAACATTCTTTCCTAATAGTGGAAAACTAGTATCTTGGATATGCAGTGAAAATCCTCATCATAAATGGAAATCAAGCATAGATAAAAGATCAGGAAAAGATAAAACTGGATGTCCTTGTTGTGCAAATCAAAAAATATGCTGTGACGATGGTTGTAATTCAGTTTATTTTTCTAATCCTGAATTACGAGATGAATGGGATGATGAAAAGAATGGAGAGATGAAAAGATTCTTCAAGGGTAGTAATAGAAAAGTGTGGTGGATATGCAGTGAAAATCCTCATCACAAATGGGAAGCTATTATTGCTAATAGAACAGGAAAACATAAAACTGGATGTCCTTGTTGCAATCAATCTAAATTAGAAAAAGAGTTAAGTGAAGCCTGTAAAAACTTGAATTTAAACTTAGTTACTCAGAAAAAATATGAAGATACTAAAAATATTAGATATCTTCCTTATGATGGTTGTATAAACGGTATTATAGATATTGAACTACAAGGAGTACAGCATTTTCAGCTAAATAGATATACATCAAGTCTAACAGATAGAATCATCACAGATACAAAAAAATGCATTAATTCATATAGAAGAGGGCATAGATTTATTTCTATTTCTTATATATGTATTGAGTATATAGAAGATATACTTTCCGAATTTATTAAAGATGTAAACAAAAAACAGACAATACGTTTCTATATAACTAAAGATACATTTCTTGATTTTGAAAAAGATACTCCAAAAATTAACCTTGAAGATGATAATATTCTTTCTATTTTTTCTGTATATGATTTTCAGTTAAAAAATATAGAAAAAGAGGAAAAAGTAAAAATAAGCAAATGTATATATTGCAATAATGATTATTTAGAACCATATATTGATATTCACTATAAGACTAAAAATCATATAGAAATGGTTAAAGAACAACTCGGAGAACTAGTCTTTTCTATAACAGAAGACGGTATACCTATCGCATATGAAGAGTAGTTTATAATTATTTTCTTAAAGATTCATTTAAGAAAATATAAAATATAAGAAAGAGATGGAAAGATATACATGTCGTAAAGGGTGCTGTACGATAGACATCTCTGAAGATAGTAAGCCATACAACAGGCCAATAAGGAGAGGATATTGTCCTAAGGCTGGTGTTTTTATTTACGACCCTAGTGAAGATAGGGTTCTTCTTGTTCAGTCACGTGGACATCTTTGGGGTCCTCCAAAGGGTACTTTAGAGTTAAGTAAGAACGAAACTAGCCCAGAATGTGCAATTAGAGAAGTGAAAGAAGAAACAGGCTTAGATGTGAAGGCTGTTGATTTTTCTCGTGCTATTAATGTGAAAAATAGGGCTATTTACTACTATCTTGAGAGAAAAACATCACCCGTAGAAATACAAACACATATAGAAGATAATGATGTTAATGGTATAACATGGATTAGGACAGAATGTTTAGAGGAGTGTATAGAGTCTGGTAATATTATCCTAAATCAACACTGTAAAATAGTGTTTAAGAGATTTTTAAGAAAGGAATTTCCTAGATCTGATTTTACCAAAGTTGAGAAAAGGTTTAGAGATAAATAATTTTATTTCGGAAATAAAATTATAGATTGTCCGTCTATTTAGACTTTTTTACAAATAACAATACACCAAAAATAATTACAAAAGCTACAACTACAAGACCTATTTGGAAACTAGTCATATTATCATTGCAATCTTCTTTATCTTTTTCTCCATACCACTCCATGGCTTTAGGAACCTCAAAAGGAAGAGCGGGAGGGTTACCGACATTATCAGGTCCTTTTGTGCCCTTAATCTCGACGTTTCCGTTATTTTCTGGGTAGCCAAGCCAGTTTGTAAAAAGTACAATCACATAGTACCCTGTATCGTTGAAAAAATTAGGGCGAAAATTAGGCATAAATCCACTTGTATCTGCCATTCCTATCACGGGATTATTGTCATATTGCATACCAGTATCAGAAATAGACACTAAAAATAGGTAGTTATTTTCCTTGATATAGTCCAGGAAATCTTTATCTGGCTTAATGTAAATCATAGGGTAGGGAAATGTATTATCTTTTGGAATAACAGGGTCCCATCTCATTATTTCATACTTGGGCATTTTTATTAACAAAAATATAAAAGTAAATTAAAGAACATACTCTTAATGAGTAAATGTCTATTAAAGCCGACGTAACAGAATTAGAGTCGATTCGGCATGAAATTAAATCACTTAATGAAAGACGCCGACGACTCAAAGAAAAAGAAAGAGAAGTCGAAAATCGCATTTCTGAATATCTCAAGTCTAAAGACCAACCCGGTGTGAAACACCACGGCACAGCCATTATACTAGAAGAAAAAGAACGTCCAGGACCTAAAAAGGCTAAAGAAAGAGACATAGACGCTATGTCTGTTTTAGAACGATATGGCGTTCAAGATACTCAGAAAGTTTTATCAGAAATTATGAAAGCTAGAAAAGGCGAAACTATAATTAAAGAAACTTTGAAAATCAGAAAACTAAAAAATAATCAGTGAATCACTATATCTATATCTTTTTCTTCTAACGGATTTTTCATATAACCATTAAGCCACGAAAGATATTTTTCTAAATCTTCCGGCATTTCCCTTTCTTTACCTAAATTAGTCAAGAAATCCCTTTCTTCAAACACATCCATTACCTTTTCACTCTCATTCTGGACACAGAATGGCGGAAAATCTAAATTACTCTCTTCTCTAAAATTCTCACCTATCATTGCACGCACTTCATTCAGCGTGTATTGCTTACGAGCCTGCACAGATGGCTCGTCCGAATGGTGGCAATTGCACCTGAACTCACAAATGGCGTCGTCGAAGGTGATTTCGGTGAAGCAGCTAGTGCATAACCCAAATGTGTCCATCACTAGCGAAGAGCAGGATTCGCATTGAGGCCCGGTGTCGTCGTCGCAGCAGCGGTTGTCGCAGATGTCACAAATGTCAGTTCGGTGTTGGAACGACATTTCTGATTTATTCCCCTCTATTTTGGTTAATAATTCAATTTTATCAATTTTGGGCATGACCTCAGCCCCTTCCAAGTGCTCAAGGGGCTTCTCATCGGTTTGGTATGTGGACTTAGACCTCGATCCACCCCTCGTCGGAGTCAGTCCACCCATCATGACGCTCGTCGCACCCACACCCACACACTCCCTCTCGCTGGCAATAGCAGTTCCAGTGGGTGTTGAACTCGATGGTGATGTCCGGGATGTCGCGGTGTGGACGGTTCAACCGGTTCGGAACGTGAAACGGAACGTTCACGCCGGCCTCGGCAGCCCACCAGCTGTCGTCGCCAGACGCGTCGTCATCATCGGACGCGTCGTCGCCAGACGCGTCGTCAGTTACCCTGGTTACCCTGCAACTCGGGCAACAACGATTGCCCAGTTCGCAGATCGTCAGCTCGCAGTCGACGCCACTGACGCGCTCGCAGTCATCTCCATCGCCGATCCAAAAGTCCCTGACGCGCAAACAAGAGTCGGGACAGTCCGCTGTGACTCGGCTTGGAGCTGGCCAGGTCACAGTGTAGGTTCGGTCCTCAACAGTGAAAACAATATTCAGACACAAGTCGCTTGACGACATGATTTGAATAAAAGCCTATATGAACATAAAATTATTCAATTTTATAATTAATTTTATTAATAATCTATCTTCGGAAAAAATCACCAAGTCCAAATGCCGACCCATAGGACAGGGGTCCGACCCTGCTCCGACCCCATAGGGGAGGGGTCCGACCCTGCTCCGATCCCATAGGGTATGGGGTCCGACCCTGCTCTGAGTTTGCAGAGCAGGAACGGCTCTACAAAGCCAAAGTAAAGCTCGCTGAGGTTGGCGCCCGTATCACAGCCGATCGGAGAGCACGGGCTACACAGGAACGGGTCTACAAAGACAAAGTAAAGCGCGTTTCCGACGAGTAGGTTGCCAAGTTGCCAGGGTTCCAGGTTGCCAGGTTGCCAAGTTGCCAGGTTGCCAGAGTTCCAAGTTGCCAGTTGCCAAGTTACCGGTTGCCAGGGTTTTATTGATTTCGGCATTAACAATGTGACGACATGGGTAAATGTCCCGATCAAAAAAGCCCCATTGCTATGCATACGGACGCGTATGTATAGTAATGGGGCTTTTTTTATTGTACAATTTAAAATGAATTTTGCATGCCAATAGAAGAGTAAATCAAAAACATGAGCGACAATGAGACTCTTCGGGCCAACACAGAATACAAGGAGACTCTTCGGTGGGAAAACAATCAGTGGATTGTTTCAAAAGAAGGTGGATGGGTTTTCTATCCGCGCCCAAGCTCGCAGCGCCCAAGCTCGCAGCGCCCAATCTCGCGCTGTAGACACAAACACCGCAATATACGTAGGCAAGCCAGCACTCGGTTTCCAAAAATCAAGATCTTGAAGCTTATCTACACGTATAGGAAGAATGCGGCTAACTATTTCCATCCTATCCTTAGGAAACACCCGATAAATAATACTATATGCAAACATTTCTCTAAAAAAACTTTATTTTTTAGTACGTAAATCTTTTCGTATCCACACACTGTATACAGATCGTCGGATCTATCTCCATATCATTTCTACCCTTATACTTTAACCCACAATCTTTACAGTAAAACTGATAACATCCTTTACAAAGTAAAGAGTTTTTCGGAATACCTATTCCTAAGCCTAGAAATTTAAAACATTTATAACAGAAATAATCATTATTATTCATACCTATAGATTTTCTAATAACTTTTCGCAGATTTTCTGTAGATAAAGTACATCCAGGAAAATGACGAGTTAAATCTTCCATTTTATATACAAAATCCTATCTTAAAAATGAATTTAACTGATTACTTTCATTATAAAATATAATGACTACTACAAGTAAATTCCAGATTAAAAAAGATTTCTACTTCTCAAAAGATGACTGTATAGCATCTGAAAGAAAACCCATAAACACCAACACACGCTACAAATTCTTCACTCAAACACACTTTACAGCCGGAGATATCGACCAGTTTCAAGAATTCAGAGATATCACCAACGGCAAGGTAAAAAACGTAAATATCACCAATAATGTCTTCTCAGACCTAAACTTAAACATATGGGAAAAATACAAAGACTTAACCCCCACATCTGTAGATGAGACATTTAACTACATGTTTCACAAGTTTAAAAAAGGTGTTTTCCTGAAAATTAAAAACGGTAAATTATCCGTATTTCTCCCGTTTAGTAAGAAAAATTTCACTAACGAATGGTCAAAACTAATTCAAGTAGATCCTAAATATGGAAATATTCAGGAATTTATAAAACATATTCAACTCAAAGAAGGACGCAAATTCTACCCGCAAAGTGTAAATAAATTTACCGATTGCTGGTACTCTAACAACTGCCTAGTTAGATGGGAATTTCCTATCGCGGAAGGAGATACCGGTGTTCCTATGGCTAGCGATATGTTTCTTACACTAGCTCAAGAACGAGAAATTCCCGACCTAGAATTTTTTCTTAACAGACGAGATTTTCCCATGCTAAAAAGAAACAACACAGAACCCTACGAACATCTCTTTGGACACGACAAAAAACTTCTCTCTCACCTCTACACTAAATACTCTCCTATACTTTCTATGGTAACTTCAGACGAATTTGCCGATATCCCTATCCCTACCGCAGAAGACTGGGCACGTGTCTCCAGAAAAGACGGCAAGTTTTTCCCCAAAACCTCTACTCGTGACTACACAGTCACACCTACCCCTTGGAAAGACAGAAAACCAATCGCCGTTTTTCGCGGAGCTTCTACTGGGTGTGGTGTAACTCCTCAAACTAACCCTCGATTAAAACTAGCTTTACTCTCAAAAACGACCCCTCCGGATACAGATGGATTACCCCTTCTAGATGCCGGTATAACAGACTGGAATCTCCGACCTAGAAAAATTATAGGTCAACCCTATTTACAAACCATAGACATCGATAAACTACCCTTTGGCTTAGTAGATAAACTAACTCCTCAACAACAAACAAGCTACAAGTATGTAGTAAATGTAGATGGACACGTTTCCGCCCATCGTCTTAGTCTAGAAATGGAATCGGGTTTCTGTATACTTTTAGTAGAGTCCAAATATAAACTTTGGTTTAGAGATATGTTAAAGCCATTTGTTCATTATGTTCCTGTAAAGAAAGACCTATCTGACCTAATAGAAAAGATTCGATGGTGTAAAGAGAACGATTCCAAGTGTAAGAAAATCGCTCAAAACTCTTGTGAATTCTCTAAGAAATACCTCACTAAAGATGGCATTCTTGACTATCTACAGAAAGTTCTCTATGAGCTGAAAAAAGCCACCGGAGTGTATTTATACAACAGTATCTCTCTTCGAGAACTACAAGAAGAGAAGGAAAAAGAGCTGTTATCGAAACTAACACACACTCCTACTAAACAAGTCGTTCTCTTTCCAGAACAAACACGTTCTTACAATTTTCTCAAAGGAATAGAAATGTGTATAGATGAAAAATATACAGAAAAAAAGGAAATTTTTTCCAGTAAATCTACAACTGTATCTAAATACGAAATCGGAGGTCGCTACTTTGTAGAAAAAAAGAGCGATAAAAATATGACTCACGAGGCCTTTGTCACTCTTTACGGGACTAACAAGTTACTTCAATATGTACCCAATTTCGCTTACACATTCTCTTACAAAAAAGACCTTCTAGTCTCCGAATATATCGAAGGAATGACCCTAACAGAATACATTCACAGCGATGAGTTTAAGATGAAAGACTACCTACTCATTATCGTCCAGATCGCATTAGCTATCGGAATTGCACAGGAAAAATGCGGATTTATTCACTATGATTTGTCTCCTTGGAATATTATAGTTAAAAAAGAGAAAACAATAGTTGACTACGTCTTGGATAAAAAAGTGTATCGTGTCTCTACAGATTTAGTGCCAGTTATCATAGATATGGAAAGAGCTCATGTAATTTACGAAGACTATCACTATGGCAGTAGTATTTCTCTGTTTGGAAGAAATACAGTTCAGGATATACTTACTTTACTTAGCATGAGTATCTATGAAATTTGCAGAGAAGATGTGTCTAAAGAACAGGTTAAGGATTTACTTACATTAGCAAATTTCTTAACAGGAACAGGTTATCATAAAAAGCCCTTTCTAGAATCTGGACGTGATGGCTTGGGAGAACTTCGCTACTTCTTTAACAAGGCTAAGAAATACAGTGAATTAATAAGTAGTAACAAATATGACTTGGCCGAAAAAGTACCTTCTGATTTAGTCGTTTATATGATGGAAAAATTCAAACTAACTGTAAAGCTTGTTGAGACCCCTAGTTATAATCTAAATAGTGGATTCCCTGAACAAGTAGCGTATTTCGCTACCGCTAAAACCTCTCGACAAAGAGCTCTTTCCTACATTGTAGCCTTTCGGAAAATCTCCACTACAGACGACTACTACGACGTAGAAATGGTAAAACGATTTGGAGAAGAAATGATTACGTATCTCCATAAGGAAAATATAGAAGATAAGGAAAAATTCGTTAGAAAGTACAAAAAGACTTTGAAACTATTAGAAAATAGACATCCTAAAAAAGAAGAAACTGCTGAAAATACAGTTATAGATTATAGTGAAGAAACGTTTCTGTTTCCAGAAAAGATTCTAAAGTTAGTAGAGGCAAAGTCAGGCTCTGGTCCCGATTGGAATACGTTGAAATTTCTAGCTAATAAGGTATATAAGAAAAATTTAGAAGAGTTAGAAGAGTGTAAAGAAACAGAAAAGTACAGAGACTTATATAAGAGAATAATTACTTAACATAACCTTGAATCTCAGAAAGAAAAAAGTTTTTATGACCAAGTTTCTTGTAAATTATATCCATAATAACCATATGATTCAGTGAACAAATTGTGTAAAAAATAGTAGGATATATAGGCTCGAATTCTATGAGTGTATCACGAAAGCGGCTATTATTTCTAATTTTATCTCCATCTTCGCTATTTTCTATAACTAATAAGTAACGTGGTCTTACTTCATCGAAAAGTGTCCAGTTAACAAGTTTAATTATATCCGTTGTCATTTAGCCATTTTTTAAACTTGTTAAAATTTTCATTTTTTGATTTAGTTTCGCTAACCCAATTACAGTATCGTTTATCTTTTTCCAAAACTTGTTCATACGTTTTTCCTTTATATTTTCCAAATGCAACTATATTTAAGCTTGTATAATCATAGTTATCCCTTTCTTTGGGTTTACAGCAAGAGAACCACTCATATATCTTTTCTAAAAAGGTCTTTGGTGGTTTGCAATCGGCTGTAAAATGAGTATCGCTTCCACATGTATAGCATAGATTGGAGTCACCACGGATATGTTTTTGAATCTCCTCTTTCTCGGCGTGTGAAAGATAGAAAGAGCAGTAGTCCGATCCTCGTACATTATCTATACCGTATTGTTTCATATACCGTAGGGTTACAGCTAGTTCGGTAAATTCTAGTGTTTGCATTACGGTATCTAATATAAATTCTGGCTTGTAGACTCTTGTCCATTGACAGCCAGTTCCATTAAGATGTTGAGAAAATCTTAGGTCTGGATTATTTGTCTTTCCGATATAGTACTTATCACAGTGTAATTTCAAAACATAAATAATAGACATTATTTATGTATCTATTTTATTTTTTAATTGAGATTTAACTTTTTCTAAATCTTTATCAGATATTTTTTTTCCTGCTCCTGCAAGCATTTCATAGATTCTTCTAATCTCTATACCATCGTCAAACGACACACGAAAATCTGGATCTTCTTCTTCTTTGTCGTCTTCTTGTTGTTTCTGTAATAAAATTATTAATTGTTCAATGATTAAATCATCACGACCCTTATCTTCCGCGTTACTTAAGTCTTTCATATCTTCAACTCTTTCTGATTTTTTAGGAGAATACGTAATATAAAATACTTTCATATTATCAACTATATTTACCATCGTGCAAAACATAATCCCATCTCTATCTAGAAGAATCTCTTCTTCTTCTGGATTATTAGATATTGAACGCAATGGAAGAACTTTACTACCTGGAGAAACTGTAATTTGTAATATACAACACATGCCAGCCGTAAATGTCTTTCTTGCTATTTCATACGAAAGAGAAGTAGATGTAAATGCCTTATCTGAAAATTCTTTCTCACTAATAAAGTCATCTCTATCTATTCCTCTGTATACAGTAAGTGGTGATTCTAACCGAAAAACATTCTCAAATGCTTCATCTATATTACCTCTATGATTTAATTCTTCTCCAGACATGACGCTACCACGTCTTCTTAATTTTTTATTAAATTCTTTGAAATTACTTTGCGTATACCAAGTAAGACTTTCTCTTATCGGATCATTTAAACGAAGATTACTTATGTAGTTTTCTTGTTTTTCTAACGTAGTATATATCCTTTCCAAGTCCATTTATTTTATAGGAAAAATCTCTTTATTCTGATTTTGTAAATCACTACCGAAAAAAATACACACAACGATATATAATAAAACACATTTGTCCTCTTCAAACCTATATAATACATACTATCTCTTAACGGCTCATCTTTCCCCACTCCACAATCCCTATTAACATAGGTTGTAAGAGGACAATATCCAGATGAAAGTAACTGTGAAATTAACACAACTAAAAACGTAACTATATAAGCACACAAGACATATTTATTATTCGATAAAATCCCAAATAACAGAAAATTACCTAGTATCTGATGCGTTAGTAAAAATACATGTGATTTTACCGAATTACAATTTTTATAACGACCATCGGAAATATCAAACAAATACATAACAACTCCAATCAAAATGTAAAAAAATACAACTTCATTTATACTAACATAAATTATTCTATTTTCACACTCTCTTCTGTCAACGCTGTTATTTTTCCTATAATTTTCACCTTACCCTCTGCCAATAACAGTCTAACTCCTTTTCTGATAAATTCAGGCTTGTAACAAAAGCTAAATCGTACAGTTGCCCTATCCCCCGTTCTCAGTATATTATCACTATCTGTTTGCCCTCTGCTACACTGCTTATTTGTAATCGCCAAGATACGAGCCGTCTGCCTTATAGAAAGACAGTGTACCACCGGCTCATACCCCACCTTAATGGTTGTAGAATGCGAACGCAATACCGTAATTTCCGCTTCAAATTCATTAACTTGTACAGGTCGATCCAAAACTGAAATAATAACATGCCCACGTCTCGGAACTATAAAATCAGGCTTTTTCACACCCAAACAAACATAACAACCAGCTTCTACCTCTTCTACACTCACCCTTTTACAGTGAATACTTCTTACCTGTATATAAGAATACGAGTTATTATTAGGACCGATTAACAGCTTATCCCCAACTTTAATACGCCCTTGTACCAGTTGCCCTCCGATAACCGTACCCACTCCAGAGACCTGGAAAGTTTGGTCTACATGCAATTCAACTTTATTTACACTTGTATCTATATTATTTGGACGTTTCGTATAAAGATTAAGAAAAGTACGTAGATTTTCTATACCTTCTCCAGAAACATTAGAAACGTGAAAGATAGGAACAGTAGTTAAACTATGGATATTCTTTGTACACACAGATATATCTTCCTGACCCTTTACATCGTAAGGAATTCTCCGTATACCAGGCGCCGTAAGAAGTTGCTTAATCTCCTTTACCGTATTAGCCAAAACATCTTGTCTCGTTTTACAGATATCTATCTTTGTTACTATAATTACAAACGGAATATGAAGCGAAAGACAGAGAAAAATATGCTCTTTCGTCATCTTAGTCATACCCATATTTCCACCCACTAAGACAAACACCAAATCTGGAAACTGCGAAGTCAACCCCGTAATCGTCGTTTTAAGATATTTTTCATGCCCACACAAGTCAAAGAATGTAACTATTTTAGAAGAATTACTGACTATCTCCGGCCACGTTTTTCTATATCCTAAATTGTCTAGATAGTGAACGGGTTCTCCTTTATCGTTAAAACCAAGAATATGGTGAGCCATACTACTAGTTCTACCAGACTTTACCTCATGTTGGAAATTAAACACATTTAATCTTGACGAACCACGCCCATCGTCATTTTTACCGGTTAAAAGTACACCGAGAAGACTACTTTTACCGGCATCTACCTGTCCGGTACAGGCTACCCGAATGTCAATATAACGATTTTGATTTTTCTCACGAACGAGAAATTCATACATAGTTTTTTCCTTATCTACCTTATGTGTAGAAATTAAAGTCAAGGTATAGTTATTTTTCTTAGCTACCTGTTCTAAAATTTCTAAAGTAGTTTTATATTCTTCTTCTGTAAGACCGATAACACCTCCGCTATCGGTAACTCCAATGGTGTAGATAGCTTCTCCACACCCTTCTTCAATTCTATAACGCATTTGGGTAGCAATATTCTCAATAGAACTAGAACTAAGAAGCTTTAGTTTATATTCTTTATTCCCGTCATCCGTTTCGGGGATTATATGTGTAAGCGCAGAGCTTTCTATTTCTTGCTTTTTCTTGTTCATAGTTAATTAAAAGTATTAAAAGTTTAAATAGTTATAATAATAAATGTCAGATGATGAAGAGGATAAAGTTATTAAGAAATGTAAAAAAATGTGGGAAGACTGTAAAAATTTTAAAGACCTACAAAAAGGAATGCTTAAATTTCTAAAGAAAGAATGTCGGGTTAATCCATGGCATATAGGAGCTGTAGACGCAGAAACTGGACCTATATTAGATAGCCTCATAAAAATAAACGAATTAGGATTAGTTACTACCGAAGGACAGCCTGGAACAATTACAGAAAAACGAGATCTAAAAGGTGACCCATATACTGAAATACAACGAGGTTATATGAATGGTATAATAGAGTGGAATAGAGGTGTTAAATTAGTAATTAATTTAGCAAAAACAAAAAGAGTTTTTATTACTTATAAACCAATATGGTTAGAAAAACTTGGTATATATTTTTCCAATAATGTTCCCTTAAATAAGGTAAAAATAATAAAGAAACCTGACCGTCCTTCTTTTCGTGCTCTACCTCTAACTATTGAAAAAACTAAGGAGGAAACCAATTATTACACAAATTTACGTTTAGATGACCTTGATAATATAACACAATATAGCGGAGTTAACGAGAATTTAAAAACACATCTCAGAAAAGAGTTTGGATACATGTTTATATTTATAGTTATGATTAAACAAGGTGACACCACACTTGACAAGCTCGTTTTAGAAACCTTACGTAACACTTAAGTTACGATATCTACAATTCCTACTGTTCCTTGTACTGCACCTATAAACTTAGATTTTGTCGTCGCCCAATACCATATCCAACATATAGCAGACACAATGATACAACCTATAATTAACCCAACTCCAACCCATGCAGACAAAGGCTTAACAAGTGTAATATCATCCGGGTCTTTATCTGATACATACACAGTTACAATTTGCCCTACAGAATAAGTACCCGTTTCTGGATATTGTAGTACAACTTTTTGCGTACCATCTTCATACTGTATTACTATATTCATTTCCATTTTTATTATTTTAGCCTTGCGAGGCGTTCGTTTCACGTCATTGTAACTAGATTTTATAATACCTATCCCCGCTATAATAAAAAAGATAGAAATAAGTGTTATAAATATAGCCGTTATTAATGCATAAATTGACCCAAATTGGGATAATCCAGAATAGATATCTTCTCCTACAGTACTTTTCTTCTTTTTACCCATATTTATTTAAGGAAAATAAATATTACAAAATTATAAATGATAGGCGCTATCTTATTATACTCTTATTGTGCTTATAGCACCGCTATAATAGGTTATCTACTATACACTGAATATCACGAAAATAGCTTAGATCTTAACACTTTTCCTTCTCTTTATCAATAACTCGGTCAAATATCTCTGCGTTTTTACCAATATCTGCGAAAAAGGCATGTCCATACGCTGGTATAGAATGTACATAGTACCATAATTTCTTACATTTTCTATCAACTGGAAATGATTTAGAAAAACTAAACATTTCATAGTCCGGTTGATTATCAATCATATTTAACGGATTAAAAGTTATACCAGATGCCATACATCGCATTCTTCCATTATTCGCAAATAACTTATGAGATTTTCTAACTGGAAATTTAATTACAGGATCGAATTGTGTATAAAATGTCTTTTTAGAAAGAATATTATTAAAACGAATATAATTAGCCGAATCATAGCTCAAATTACTATTATTTATATATTCTCTAAAATCTTCATCTCCCACACGAGGTGACCCAAGAGCATACATATGTATATTTTTATACCCTTTTTCTAATAATAAAAAAGAAACAATATTAGACAAAGCTCCTCCCAAACTACACCCCACTATATAAATAGTCGACTTTTTAGGAATAGCTTCTAGAACCGTTTGACACGTTTTATACCAAGAATTCACAGCATCGTAAAGACCCTTTATAATACCAACATGCCTTTTATTCTTACATAATACTCTCGTTATGTAACCATTCAAATAAAAAGCATTAAAACCTCTAAATAAATCTACTATTTTTTCTCCAAAAAAAGGAAAAACTATCGTGTATTTATCGGTAGGAATATTATCTTTTGTATAATGCCTAAATATGCCTGAATAACCAGATACTATTTTACTTTTACATAATAACCTGTAAATAGTATCATTTAAAATATAATATTCGTCCGTGCGATATCTCTGCTTATTTATACACTCTTTTCCACCTTTACTTGTCGTTCTATTAATACAATTTACATTACTGCATTTTCTATCATTCTTACACAAAATATCTTTCTTTTTATCTATATTTTCTATCCTATTATTCTTAATATAATAATCGCCTCTTTCCACAAAATTTTTCTTATCAATAACTCCCATTATCTCCTCTAGAAATAATATACTATTATAAGTCTCCGTAAATTCAGACGATATATTTTTTCCCATTCTTACACATTTTACATCTATATTATCTACTATATAATCCAACTCTTTCTTATCCATATCACTATTCCATTTTTTATTAACCCCTAATAAATATTTAATCTTAACCCTATCAGAATTACCTACCACTCTTCTAACCAACTCTTTGTTTTTAACAAACGAAAGAATTATAGGTAATGTCAAAGTCGATGAATTTTTTTCACTATCTAAATACTTAAAAATACACGCACTTCTACTTTGCAACATTGTTTTTGGATCTAAAATACCCTTGCAATCCATCATTTATTACGCCCAAGAAAAAGTAATAACAATACTACCGTTGCTACTATACCCTGCACACTTTCTAAAACCGGATACTTCACAACCACCCAATACCACCCCCAACCAAACATAATAGCCAATATCCCCAGTAAAATTAACTTCTTACTTATAAAAAATAACCCTATCACTGTAAAAATAATAGTCACAAAAATATACCTCATTTATACAATCTAAAAATGAAATTTAGAACTAAAAATACATCTATTTACAAAATGAACAACACAGCTTTAGAAACAGTGACCGGCATCTATCTTGGAGATAGAGGAAAGCTCTTCAAAAGGTTTATCACCAGCCTTTTGAAGAAAGGAAAAATCAAAGACAAATACATCGAACTTCTCACACAAGAAAAAAACATGGAAATCTACTCATCCGCCTTCACATCCGAACTCGTCGATGAACTTAATAACTACCAAGTCTATGAACAACTAGGAGATTTAACCGGTAATAAATTCATCGTTTGGTACATCTACAAACGTTTTCCACAACTAAAATGTGCGGAAGGCGTAAAAGTAGCCGCCAGACTACGCATCAATTACGGCTCTAAAAATTCTTTCTGTTCTATTGCCGAAAACTACGGCTTCTGGGATTTTATCAGCGCCACAAACGACCTTCGGCAACGTAAAAAGAAATCCCTTCTTGAAGACGTTTTCGAAGCTTTTATCGGTGCTACCGAAACCATCTTAGATAGTCAAACAAGTGTAGGCGTCGGCTACGCCTGCGTCTATAGAATCCTCTCCTCCATTTTCGACGAAATCCCCATCTCACTTAAATATGAAGATCTCTACGACGCTAAAACACGCCTAAAAGAACTATTCGATATCCACTCTGAAAAATTAGGACCTCTTCGCTACGAAGAACGCCGTGAAGATCTCCTATCACACTCCATGATTTACCGTCTCGATGGAGCTAAATACGAAACTAGACCAGACGGAACTATAAACACTAACTCTATCGTTACAAAATACAAAAAAATTCTTATCGGACAAGGAAAAGCCGCACTTAAAGCCGATGCAGAACAAGTAGCCTCTTCTATGGCTCTTCAAACGTTAAGCTCTCAAGGCTACATTAAATACACACCTTCTATTTACGCTAAATTTTCCGGTGAAAAAGAAAAAGACAAAAAAACAGATATCCTTAAAATCATCGAAAGCCCTACCAAAATCAACGAACAGTTCTTCACTAGAGGCAAAAACAAATACCAAAGCAAATACACGTCTACCGCACTCATTCACTACTGTCGTAAACGAGAGTTAGAAGGTGTTAAAAAATGCATTGAAATGGGCGCTGATCCAAATATTCTAGATAGCGAAGGAATGTCAGCACTTGATATACTATTGATTGGACAGGTTAGAAATAAGATTGTATCAGCTTGTATGCAATATTTGCTTCAAAATGGGAAAACGTTAACTGTACATGAAAATGTGTTTAGAGTGTATTATACACAATATACCGATTTGGAATGTAACTTTACAGACAAATTAAATATTGTTGAGTAAAATTAATTTTATCTATAATAAAATTATGAAAAAGTCAACTCGCGAAACATTATTTTTCATTATTGTATTTTTACTATTTTATCTAGCTGTTAAACTACAACACTACTGGCTTCATAAAACACAGATGAATAAAGATGTCGCTACATTTATAGTAGGTGGCTTATTCACTCTCTGTCTTGTTTCCATCTTTTTCTTAGCTAACCTTCAAACAAAAGAAGACTTTTGGGATGTAAGTGACTACGCTAAATGCAAAGGTGGTGCCTATTTCTGGCAAGGCGACTCCCCTACCTCCAAAATGTGCCGTGAATTAGCAGAAACACCCGAAGGACGAATTGGTATCTCGTCTTACAACTGTCCTACAGGTTACGTAGGACAACCAGGTCTTCCATTCTACTACTCCCCCTTATCCGGAGATAAATGGACTAATGAACGTTGCGAAAATATTCCCAACTGTAAAGGCGTCGATGTAGGATTATGTAGCCTAGAAAAACAAGTAGAATAATTATTTTTTATTTTTTTATAACTCTTATAATAAAAAAATGACATGTTCAGAATCAATGAGTTTTCCTGATGGAGGATTCGCATTTCCAATGGCACTACGCAAACGCAAGTCTCTAAAAGGCAAGCGTTCTCGCCGTTCTATGAAGGGCAAGTCGCGCAAGGGCAAGCGTCGTACTGCTCGCAAGGGCAAGCGCCGTTCGCGCAAGGGTAAGCGCCGTTCGCGCAAGGCCAAGCGTTCTCGCAAGGCCAAGCGTTCGCGCAAGGGCAAGACCCGTACTGCGCGCAAGGGTAAGCGCCGTTCGCGCAAGGCCAAGCGTTCTCGCAAGGCCAAGCGTTCTCGCAAGGGCAAGACCCGTACTGCGCGCAAGGGTAAGCGTCGTTCACGCAAGGGCAAGCGTTCGCGCAAGGGTAAGCGTCGTTCTCGCAAGGGCAAGCGTTCGCGCAAGGGTAAGCGTTCGCGCAAGGCCAAGCGCTCTCGCAGACGCTCTCGCAAGGGTAAGCGTTCGCGCAGACGCTCTCGCAAGGGCAAGACCCGTACTGCTCGCAAGGCCAAGCGTTCGCGCAAGGGCAAGCGTCGTTCTCGTAAGGCCAAGCGTTCGCGCAGACGCTCTCGCAAGGGCAAGCGCTCTCGCAAGACCCGTACTGCTCGCAAGGGCAAGCGCCGTTCAAGAAATGCGCGTTCGCGCAAAGTTAAGCGTCGTAAACCCAGAGATGCTCTAACTAAAAAGAAGAAGAATCTTGTAATCAAAGCAAGTGAATTAACTGGGCATCACAAAGCTGATCTTCAAGACCTAAGTGAAGAAGAACTTCGCGAAATGATTAAATCTAATTCTCGCAAAGCTCGTGGTAGTACTCGCAAAGCTCGTGGTAGTACTCGCAAAGCTCGTGGTAGTACTCGCAAAGCTCGTGGTAGTACTCGCAAAGCTCGTGGTAGTACTCGCAAAGCTCGTGGTAGTACTAGCAAAGCTCGTGGTAGTACTCGCAAAGCTCGTGGTAGTACTCGCAAAGCTCGTGGTAGTACTCGCAAAGCTCGTGGTAGTACCAAAAAAAAAACTATGGATTAGGAAAAAAGAAAAGAAATCTTGTAATCAAAGCAAGTGAATTAACTGGAAAACATAAAGCAGATCTTCAAGATCTTAGCAATAAACAACTTAAGGATATGATTAAGACCGTGAAATCTAGACGCAGTACCCCTAGACGCAGTACCCCTAAACGCAGTACCTCTAGACGCAGTACCCCTAGACGCAGTACCCCTAGACGCAGTACCCCTAGACGCAGTACCCCTAGACGCAGTAGCCCTAGACGCAATACCTCTAGACGCAGTAGATCTCAAAGAAAGACCAGTAGACGTGTTTATCGTCTCAAGGCTACCCCTGTCCGTATAAATATAGCAGAACAAAAGAAACTACGTACACGCAAATGGAAGAATGTAAATAGTACTTGGGTTTCCGCTAGTGATGTAGAACAACCTAAAACAAGCAATAGAAATTCTAGAGCAAAAAGTCCTACTTTAAGGGAACTCAAAAACATGAGAACTCGTAAATGGCCACCTGTACAAGTCAAAAGTGTTATTCCTTGGAATGAAACTCGTAAATAAGACTAAATTGAAAATTGTAAATAAAAAATAAAAAATGTAAATGGATTTTCCAAATAAAAAAAGAAGAGTATCTACCGAATCTGGTTCTGTAAAAATTATCGTAAAGATATTGGAATTACATCCTACAAATAAAAAATGGCTAGTCGAATGGACCGATCGGACACGATCATGGGAAACCTACGATGTAATCAAAGACTTGGATAGCTTCCAACACTTTATAACTAAAAACTATACTACCAAAAAAACAAATATCCCCGAATACATATCATAAAATTGAAAAAAACTCTATAAAAAAAGAAAAAAGAAAATGAGTCTAGTTCTCCCTATTTCAAAATATGAAAAAGTTCGCATTCTTGGAGTCAGGGCAACTCAACTATCTAACGGTGCCAAACCTATGACAAACATCGAGAATATGACAAACCCTTTAAAAATCGCAGAAAAAGAATACAATGAAGGTGTTATTCCTATCAGTATTATAAGAACCCTACCAGGCAATAAAAAAGTAAAAATTGATATATTATCTGGAAAATAATATATGAATATGGATATTTACGATATCTTTTCAACCGCCCTTCACCAGCGACTTAATCTCAAACGGAGAAGCGCCGACACCGAACTATCTAATCTAACACACGGATTAGTCTACTGCATTGCCCATACCAGAACCCTCAAATTTATCCTAGATGATGTTGTAGACGAGATTATACAAGACTGTCAAATATACTATGATATGGAAGCGGTCAAAGCTTTTGACAGCCTAAAAGAACTATCCAACTTAGCCTGCTTATACGTTCGGGAAGATGAAAGGGTCTACAGATCTATATGCCAATCTATACAAAGATTAAGAGCATCATACCCAACAAATTGAAAAATAATTTATACATTTTATTATAGATATAAAATGTCTCAGTACGAGTTGGTAAATATTACCCCCTTGAAGAACTTGCCCCCCAAGGACTTGCGTTGTATCAATATGGCCAGTGATGCTGCGGAAAAGAGTAGCTTTGAGTATCCCCGTCGTCTAGGAGCCTGTATTGAATATGGACGGTGTTTTTTACGTAGGTGAAAATCAACATCGCGAAATGACAGGTGGTCTTTTCTACACTTCTCTTCACGCAGAAATTCACGCTTTGTTTAAGAGCATCAAAATTAGGAACAAAGAGAATCGCATTTCAAACAAGAAGGTAGACAGACCTAATATGACTATCTACGTTGTTAGGTTACTAAAGGGAGCTCCTTATAACGGTAAGAAGCCGGATTATATGTTTGGAGGGAGTAAGCCTTGTGAAAACTGCCAGAAATATCTGTCTCTTTACAACGTAAATCGTATAAAGTATACAGATATTATCGAAGGCACTACTGTGTTGTGTGAAATGCGTTTAATTTAAGTTAAAAATATATTATATTTTTATAAATAATGTCATCATTGCAATTAAAGACATTTTTCGCCCTTTCTAAAGACCAAAGAAAACTTTTACCCCCGATCTTGTTTAATTCCTTACTAGATAAATGCGCAACCGTAATTCAAAGAGGATGGAAATCTACATGGGTATATAAGAAAAATACGATAGTAAATGTCCTGAATACAACCTTTACTTCTCATTTTTGCCAGAAATATATTTACGAAGAAGTATTCAGTAAGGATGTAAATATAGAAAATTTATTTTACTTTTTCCATGAATTTTTTAAAAACTATGAACCTTCTACTATAGATGACTCTACATTACATAAGCTTATGTCGATTATAACAAGAGAAGCTAAAATGGACTCTCATGACATATTCTGTATTTTATATGGAATTATACAATATCCAGATAGAGTCACTATACAATGGAAAACATTCAGAGAAATTTTCTCTCTTTTCCCTAACGATATAAATAACGAGATGTTACGGTTTTGTTTAAGTTGAAAATATAAAAATGAAAAAAATAAAACTTAGACCTTTAAAATAAAATGTCCAAACGACCGAATAAAAATGTTCCTAAAGTTGAAAAGAAACTCCTTTTCAAAGAAGATGAACAAGAATATGGGCTTGTAACTAAAACGCTTGGCAACGGGAGATTTTCCATTCGTCTTAACCTAGAAAACAAAGAAGTAATTGGACGTTTACGCGGAAAGTTTCGCCATGGCTCTCAAAAGAAGAAAAATTGGGTAGACGTAGGCACCGTTGTCTTAATCAGTGTACGAGACTTTGAAGACAATAACGTAGACATTATCCATGTCTATGACGATGCTGAAACACGTATTCTGAAAAAGAACGGAGACATTGTATTTGATTCCAACCGAGAGGAAGTTGAAGATACGACGGAAGACGATGTGTTTGTTTTTGAAGATATCTAAATAAATCTATTTATAAAAATGAAAAAATTTATTTACTTAATTTAAGTAAATAAATGCCAAAAGTTTTGAAATCAAAATATATGTGTGAAAAGTGTAAGAAAGATTTTGGAAATCGTAAAAGTAATTATGAAAGTCATATTAATAGTAAACGTAATTGTGTTACAAAAGAAATTCAAACAGCATTGGAAGAGAAAAAACAGAGAGATGAAAAAATAGATGAGCCGAAAAATTACGAACAATTATTTAACTTTCTTATAGGGTTATCTTTACAAGAATTTAAGGAGTTGATTTATACGGTTCATGAAGTAGGAAAAATAGAGAAATTAGAATGTATATTAACACTTTTTGGAGCGTTAGGTTTATTTCCAAGCTTGAAAGGATACAGATATTGTATAGGAAATTTTAATCAAGGTACTGTAAAAGCTATAGAAAACCCCAAAGAAATTTTAAAAATTGGTTTGACAAGGGGAGGTGATAGTGCAGATGCAGTTTTTATGAATGAAAGTACAATGATTGTTTTCACTTCAAAAAATAGAAAAAATATAGGGGTAGGAGACTATGATATTACAGATATAACTCACTATTATAAAGAAAATAAATACGTAAAAGAACTAGTGATTGGTATATGTTCTCGATCTACAGCTGATGTCATAGACAAAGCTAAAAAAGCACATAAAAGTTCCAATGAAATTACAAAATATATTCTAAACAACTCAGAAACAAAATTTCTTGACCTTCAAGATATAGTAAATTCGTTTAGTATCTTCAAAGATAATTATCACACTATCATCGACATTACTGATAACAGACTACCATTATCTCTATATTTTCATCAAAAGATTTTGTCTCTAAAAATAAGTAATCTTTTAGAAAAGGAATCTACTGTATTATGTGGTGCTATTCCAAGATCTGGAAAAACATACATCATGGGATATTTAACAAAAACTGTAAAAAATACACTAATAATCACTCTAAGACCTTCTGAAAATCTAAAAGATTTAGAAGATGTCTTCCGCAAGTATAATTTTGGAGATTACAATCTAATTATCCCACAAACGCAGAAATCAAAGCCTAAAGTAGGTGAAAGAAATATTGTCGTTTGTTCCAAACAGTATTTACAAGGCAAGACAGATATGATAAAATCAACTATCCTAAAATGGTTAGAATCTATAGATTTTGATCTAGTTCTAATAGATGAGCCACATGATGGTGGATGCACAAGTATTTCCGATCAAGTATATGAAGTATATTGTAAAAAAGCAAAAATCGTTTTCTTTACAAGTACATATAAGAAACCTTCAGAAAAGTATGGCATTTCCAATGAAAATATAGTTGGTTGGAATTATCGTGATATAGCAAATTGCAGAAAAATAGATGAAAATGCTAAAATCTATCTTCAGAAAAAATATGGAGAAAAAATAGTAAATGAAGTATTAGAACAATATCCAGATGATATTATAAAGCAAACATATTCACGATACCCTACTTTAGTCTTTCAAAATAGTCTTTTTAAACCCGAAACAAAACAAGAGATAAAAGATATATCATCTGATACAGACTTTGGATGGTCTTTAAAAAGTCTTTTTCTGTTAACGGAAAATGGAACTTTTCAAAATGAAGAACAAGTTAAAAAATTATTTCTCTCAATCTTTGGAAAACAGAAAAAAGGTAATAGTGTTTCTATGCCAGATAAAGATTGTATATTATCTATGGTAGAAAAAAAATGTAAAGATACAGGTTCTATGTTCTTTAACCTAAAAAACCCTATGATATGTTTAGTTTATCTAGATAAAAATGGAATATCCACTCTTTCCAAAGCTGTAAAAACTCTTTTAGAAAAGGAAAGGGACATTTCAGAACAATTTAATATAGTATGTACGAACGGGGAAGAAAATGGAAGTTCGACCGCTTTAGAGATCGTAAATGGTGAATTAGCTAAAGCTAAAAATAGTGATAAAAAGGGTGTTATTGTACTGACAGGCAGAATGCTGTCTACATCTGCTACAATTCCTCAGGCACTTTTAACACTTCTATTAGATAATAGTGAATCCTATGATGAATATTATCAAAAAACATTTAGATGCATGACGGAGTATAACGGGAAAAATTATGGATTTGTATATGACTTGAATAATAAAAGGTCTCTGAAATTTATATGCAACTTGGCATCCGAAATGTATCCTGAAGAAAATGATAGAAAAAAACGCATAATTAGATTATTAGAGTCACGCATAGTAGAATTAAACGGGGACAAATGGTATAAGGAAAGATTTAACACATCTACGCCAACCTCTGAAAAAGTAGCTGATTATATCTATGATATATACTTAGAAGATATAGAAATCACAAAGAATATCGTAGAAACATTTAAAGACTTTATAAGACCTTATCTTACTGATAAATGGATTAAATGGGCTAATACAACCTTTAAAAATGGTAAAAAATCACAAGCAAGTCTAAAAGAAACTGAAAATGTCGTTGATGAAATATTAGGAGGAAAAGATAAAGATGTAGCCGATGGAATAATTGAAAAAACACAACGAACAATTTCTGAAGAAAAACGTATAAAAAATGTTTTGCTGGATATTTTTCCTTATATCATCGTTTATATATGTCTATTTACAATTACAAAAACTACAGACACTTTCGTAGAAATGTGCAATCTTATTCAAGGTGATGAAAAGCTTTCTGAAATATGTTTAGGTCAGTTAAAAACATGTTGGGGTGAAAAAATTCCAGATGATATCTTTTCTCTTCTTGTAAACTTATACAATGACTGTTTTTCTGAAAATATACACATTGTAGATAGAGTAAAATATATCAAAGAACGCTTCAAAGCTGTATTACACGACAGAAAAAAATTCTACTCTTTAATCGAAGATTATCTCATTCCTCAAGAAAATGAACGGAAAACTAATGCTGAAATAAGCACACCTCCAAAATTACGCAAGGAAATGCTTGACAAATTACCACAACATATTTGGACCGATAAGCCTAGTATTTTAGAGCCTTGTTGCGGAAAAGGAGGATTTCTTATTGACATTGTTGATAGACTTATGATTGGTCTAAAAGACAAGATTTTTGAAGAAGAGAAAAGATATAAGTTTATCGTGGAAAATATAGTGTATTTCTGTGATATTAATCCTACTAATATCTTCATCTGCAAACTACTATTAGACCCTTACGATAAGTATACCTTAAACTATTATGAAGGAGATACTTTAGAATTAAACGTAGAAGAGGAGTTTGGATTTCAGTTTGATGTCGTGATAGGAAACCCTCCATATTCAACAGATCCATCAAAACCTGATACAAAGCCTCTTTACAACTTATTTACAGAAAAGTTTATAGATAATTGTGATTACCTCTTATACATCACACCATCAAGATGGTTTAGCGGGGGTAAAGGACTTGATAAGTTTAGAAAAATGATGTTAGCAAGAGATGATATATCTCTCATTAGACACTATGAAAATTCTAAAGAATGTTTTAAAAATGTACTAATTGAAGGTGGTGTTAGTTATTTTCTGAAAACTCCAAATAAATGCCAGTGTATGTTTAACAACATCCCTATCGAGTTGAATAAATATGATATACTGGTTGAACCAAAGTATTTAGAAATATTAGAAAAAGTCAAACATAAACAAACTATAGAGACTATTTTTATGAAAGGTTCTCATTATAAAATTAGACCTAATGATAAAAGATTAACCGATGAAAAAATGGAAGATTCAGTTATATGCTATGTTAGCAGTCTCAAGAAAAAGGATAGAAAACGATATATTAAACGAAGTGACTGTAAAGTAATAGATACAAAATGGAAAGTAATAACTGCACGAGCTAATGGAAATAAAAAATGTTTTGGTTTTATGACTGTTATCGCTCCAAATGAAGTTTATACAGATAGTTATATTGGGTTTGAAGTCAAAACCGAAAAAGAAGGATTAAATCTTATTTCTTACCTTAAATGCAAACTTCCAAATTTTCTATTAGCTTCAAGAAAAATTTCACAAGATATTAGCACAGATACAATTAAATGGATCCCGTTAGTTCCTCTCGATAGAAGTTGGACAGACGACGAAGTAAATAGATATTTTGGAATTCAAGATATCTAAATCTATTATAATTTTAGAAAAATTATAATTATAACTCCATCTTCTTATAACAAGAGAAACATTTTTCTACGTCATCCATCGCTTCATGTTTCTGTTCCCACTTTTCATCGGGGTAATAATACGCGTAGAGCTCTACAAGTTTTGGATTTTTTCTAATATCCATTTTCCGTTTTCCCTCCGACATTGTACAGTATTTTTCTACCTTTTCTAAAAGCTCTATTACATTCTTCATTCCATATCTATAACACTCTGAAAGAACAATATTCAAATCAAAAAGAATATTATGAGCTACGATTAGCTTGCACTTTTCTAAATCTTTTCCTAACTCTTCTAAGATAGGTTTAATCTTTTTTCCTTCGTTTTGGGCGCGTTCTTGGGAAATCCCATGTATATGACTATTTTCTATAAGAAAATTATCTGGAAAAATAACTTTACTAACCCTTTTCTGTATATCTCCCCTTTCGTCAGAAACTACGTAAGCGATTTGAACTACACGAGAAGTATCGTAATTATAAAGTTCTTTAGGGTGATAGTAGAGATCGAAACCCTTTCTGTTAGGTAAGCCGGTTGTTTCAACGTCAAACGTTATTGTCGTCATCTTTATAGAATAGGGTGTGTTTTTAAAAAGCTAAAAGAACTTGAAAAATAATATAATTTAGAATATTTAAAATGATTTTTAGAATTTTAGAGACCGGTTAGAAAAATGTCAGCAAAGTTACTATTCTATGACATCTGTGTATACTGCGAAAAAGATTTGGAATTAACCCATTTCAAAGACCATAATATCATCTGTAACATCTGCGTAAAAGGTAAAATAACTTACAATAAAGCCTTTCTAGACCGCTTTTGTAGAATCACCAATGTCAAGTTGAACGAAAGTTATACATATGTTAATACAAACACTAAAATTACCGGATACTGTAGATGTGGTAACTTATTCGAAAAAACATTTAGACAACTGATAAGAACTTCAGCACTATGTAAAAGTTGTACTAACAGAAAAGGCAAAGAGAAATTTAAAGCTACTTGTTTAGAGAAATATGGAGTAGAAAATCCTTTACAGTCTGAAGAAGTAAGGGAAAAATCTAAAGTTACTTGTATGGAAAAATATGGAGTAGAACACGCTTTTCAATGTGAAGAGATTAAGAATAAAATAAAAGCTATTTGTAAAAAAAAATACGGAGTAGAAAATCCTTCACAATTGGAAAAAATTAAAGAGAAAAAGAAAGCTACTTGTTTAGCTAATTTTGGAGTAGAACATGGTTCACAATCTGAAAAAGTAAAAAAGAAAATGAAAGCTACTTTTTTAGCTAATTTTGGAGTAGAAAATCCTTCACAGTCTGAAAAAGTAAGGGAGAAATTTAAAGCTACTTGTTTATCTAATTTTGGAGTAGAACATCCTTCTCAATTGGAAGAGATTAAACAGAAAAAGAAAGTTACTTGTTTAGCTAATTTTGGAGTAGAACATCCTTCACAGTCTGAAGAAATTAAAGAGAAAAAGAAATCTACTTGTTTGGCTAATTTTGGAGTAGAACATCCTTCACATTCTGAAAAAATTAGGGAGAAATCTAAAGCTACTTGTTTAGCTAATTTTGGGGTAGAATATTCTATGCAATCAGAAGAAGTTAAGGAGAAATCTAAAGCTACTTGTTTAGCTAATTTTGGGGTAGAATATTCTATGCAATCAGAAGAAGTTAAGGAGAAATCTAAAGCTACTTGTATCAAAAAATACGGTGTAGAATATTCTATGCAATCTGAAGAAGTTAAGGTGAAAATTAAAGCTACTTGTTTAGCTAATTTTGGAGTAGAAAATCCTTCGCAGTCTGAAGAAATTAAAGAGAAAAAGAAAGCTACTTGTTTAGCTAATTTTGGAGTAGAAAATCCTGCACAGTGTCCAGAAATTTTTTCAAAAATGCAAAAATCTTCGTTTTCTACAAAGCTTTATACTTTTCCATCTGGCATGCAAAGAGAGATACAAGGATACGAGCCTTTTGCATTAGATGACTTGATAAAAAATTATAAAGAAGAAGATATAGTAACAGGAATAGAGAATGTTCCTGTGATTACTTATATAGATAGTTATGGCGTTCAGCATTTTCACTATCCAGATATCTATTTGAAGAATGAAAACATTTTGATAGAAGTTAAATCAACATGGACGCTGGAGAAAGGAAAAGATGTGATTTATCTGAAAAAAGAGGCAGCGGAATCTTTGGGGTATAGGTATCAGATATGGTGTTATGATAACAAGAAGGAGTTGGAAATTTTTGAATAGTTGTATATAATAATTTCTAAAAATTTTAGAAATTATATTTTAGATTTTCTAAACATGTTTTAGAAATTTTGGAAAGGATAAGTATAAAAAAAATTATTCGACACACAAAATTTTGTGTGTAGAGAAAAAATTTTCTAAAACTTTTCTAAAAATCCCAAATGGCAGAAAAAGAACTTATACATGCCTTTAACCGTTTTCGTCTCTTTCTTGGAAGGAAAAATTTTTTAAGTATTAATTACAAAAAATCAATGAAAATCAATTAAAATTAATGAAATTACAATTTTTTGTAATTAATACTTAAAAATATATTGATAAATACAAATGTCAAATATTTGCCAATTCTGCGGAAATACTTTCTGTTCAAGAATTAGCTTACTTGGTCACCAGAAAAAGACAAGATATTGTCTAGAAAAACAAGGCAAACTACCCCACTTTATAAAATGCAAAAATTGTGAAAA